TCTAATTCATCTAACTCCTCCGGCGTTTTCCTAAGATTTTCCCTATAAGTTTCTAACTCTTTATCTTCTACGGTTCTCTCTAAAGATACTTTGGTTTTAGAAAGTTCAGCATCATCTACTGGATTTCTGAGTTTAACTTTAGTATCTTCAAGTTCTTTTAGATTATCTTTTCCACTATTTAATTTTTCTCTGTGATCTTCTAATTCATCTAACTCCTCCGGCGTTTTCCTAAGATTTTCCCTATAAGTTTCTAACTCTTTATCTTCTACGGTTCTCTCTAAAGATACTTTGGTTTTAGAAAGTTCAGCATCATCTACTGGATTTCTGAGTTTAACTTTAGTATCTTCAAGTTCTTTTAGATTATCTTTTCCACTATTTAATTTTTCTCTGTGATCTTCTAACTTATCTAATTCCTCCGGCGTTTCTTTAAGATCTTCTCTATAACTAGATAATTCAGAAGTTTCAATTGTTTTTTCTAAAGATATTCGAGTAGTATCTAATTCATTTTTAGAATCTACTTCGAGCTGTTCTTTGTATGATAAATCTTTAAATCCTTCAAGGTCTATTCTTGTTAGATCTAATTCTAGGTTGTGATTATCAATAAGAGATTCTCTTTCTTTTCCTAACTCTAGATCTTTTTCTGGAACCTTAAGATTTTCTTTTGTATTTATATAAAGATTTCTTACATCTCTAACTCCTTCTAGATTTAACTTTTCTGTACCTAGAGATTTTAATTCTTTTGGTTCCTCAGTTAATTCTTCTCGGCGGTCTTCTAGGGTTGGTTCAAGGATATTTTTTTTATTTACTATATCCTCACGATGTTTCTCTAGTTCTGTTTTCCTAGGATCATACAGATTTTCACGTGTCTTTTCTGTATACAACCCATGATTTTCCGCCGAGTCAGAGTTTCTATTATCAGAAAGTGGTTCTCGTGATGATTCTTTATATAGACTTTTAATACCACGAACCCCATCTAATCCCTCTATATAATCTTCGAGAGAATTAATTTCTGGAATCCTCCCTGTTGTTCTTCCAGGGAGTTCTAGATTATCTTTCTCTAGGGAAGTATGATTTTCTTGAGTTGTTCTAATACTTTTAAGATATTTACTAAGAGCTTTTACTTCCTCAGGTCTAGTAAGTTGATCACATCCAGGAATTTTATTTTGCTTCAGAATCTCATTTTCTATATTTCTTTCTCTCATAATTACATATCTAAAGTTTCAATAATACTATTCAATGTATAAACATAGAATACTTCAGCTACTTCAGAGTAACCCATTTTAAGAGATATTTTAAATCTGAATGTATATTTTCCACGAGTATATTGTAATTCATCCCCTACTTCAAGAGATCCATCATCTGTATATACTTCTAGATTATCTCTGTTTCGATTCCATACATCTCTTAGTTCATTCTGATTTAATATCAATATTGTAGTAAATTGATCATAATCGTTCTCTAATGTACTACTTGATGAATATGTACCTCCAAAAACATTTTTCCATTTTGAATTACTCTTTGGTCTGAGTACTACAAATTCAGTCCCAAGAAGTTTTAATTGTAATTTTATATTTTTCATTCCAATAGAATAAAGCCTATTTGCCTTATCTAAGTTTTTTGAAATCATATCCGCCATAATAGTATATATTTAGTTTAAAGATTAATCACAGTCAATAATAGTACAAAATTCTTCTGTATCAATTATCTCACGTATTAATTTATATATCTGTTCAAAAGTAAGAGATCCTGATAGTTTCATTACATATATATCTCTCTCTAGGATCGTAATTGTTCTAATATGAGCTGCCATAGATCTAATGAAATCATCAATTTCGTACTGACTATATTCAAGATCTTCTGGAATATATATTTTAATTGAAGATGGATCAGGATATATACTAATTACATCTTTGGGAATTTTACTAGAAACTTCATAATTCCCGATACGATCTTTATCCAATTTCTCTGTTAATTTCGTTATCATCTTTCTAGCTTGTAAATCTGAAAAATATCGAATTCTAGGTACTATCATTTTTCAAATATATTAGGTTTTACATCGGTTGACATGAATTTTTTTAAGATAAAATCAAATTCATTTCTTGTTTTAATTGTGTAGTTATATACAACTACTTTTCCAGTATCTACCCTATTTACTATCGTTTTTAAGTGATTCCAGAAAATAGAATCAATCTTCTTAAGTTCGTTGGTATCCTCTTTATTTACTGTTATTACGAATATTCCAGAGATCATTGACATATTAATACCTATATCTCCACCAAATTCTCCAACAGTATAATCTAGACCTTCAACATAACGAAGTCTTTTAAGGCTATTTTCTAAGTACTTATTTCCAAAGTCTCCTCGATATGTAGGAATTATATCAGGATCATTAGAAAAAGTTACTGCAGCACTATAAATTAAACCGATAAGATCTTCAGATTTACCGGAAAATAGAAATTTTCCCGTTTTCCCAATAAATTTCTTTAAATCATATTTATTTAAAGACTTAACCGAAAAATCCTTCTGTTCAACTTCCTTAATTCTATTTTCAACTAAAGCTTTGTTATCAAGAAGATTTATTTTTACTCCAAGAGTATTACTGAGTTCCATTATAAAGTTGGCTATAACTTGATAATTTGTAAATACAATAGCCACTGAATAAGAATTATTTCTAGAATTGATTGCATAACTACTATATTCCATCCCTGTATACTTCTTACAGTAATAGTCTAAACTATCTGAAGTCTTTTCCAATTCCTTAGAGGTCATTCCAAAAGTATACATGGTAATGGAATTATCTTGTATTGAAAAATTTAATTTATAAGCTGTTACATTTCGATCATTAAAACTAAACTTCTCATCTATTTTTGCTCTTTTATCTAATGAATCTCCTATAGTTACTCCAGAAGCTCTATAAATACCAAACTCACGACGAATTAATTTATCTACTTCTTGAAATTTAATAGATGACATTGGATTGTGTAAATAGTTTAAGAAGAATTTTAATACTACACCTGCTATAGTTCCATATTTACCTCCAGTTATAGCACCACTGGTAATACTAGCATCTTTTAGGAGACTACCTGTAACTCCTCCAATACCAGCACCAGCTAAGGCAGATTTTCCGATTACTTCTATAGCTCCTGGAACCTTATCCATATCCTTTGGACCTGTATAGTGACCCTCCGGAATTGTATATTGTTTTTGTCTAAATTTTGTCATACCATAAGATTTTTTAAATAATTAGTTGAGCTATTTACTACATCTTCTACAACTCTACCTCCTTTACTATCTACATACTTAGATGCAGCCTTAGACATTTTATCACCAACTCCAATCTTTTTCCACATAGTTTTCTCTGGTTTTCCTACTACACTAACTAAAGCAGATGTTCCAGGAATAGGTACTGTTTTCATAGCTACAGAAGTTATAGGTGCTTCTATAGATGGTTGAATTACTTTAGTATTTACAACTCTTCCTGGATTAATGGCTGCTTGATTTGCCGCCATTTTTACTCCTTCTACCTTATTTAAACCTCTTGCTGTAGCTTCTAAGACTTTATTTTGTGTTTTTATGGCGGATCTTTTTGCAGCCATTGGAGTCTTTCTAAGAACTTTTTTATTAAATCCAGCCAATACTCTAGTTCCTGTAAGAGAATACAACTTTCTTTTTATTATCATAATTTTATATATTAAACAAGTAAATCTCCATACCATCCAGATTGGAGTATATAATTATCACACCTAGATCTAAGCTCTTGATATGCAGGGTCGATATTAGATAAAACGTCAATAGAAACACCAGGGAGCAATAAAGAAGCTTTGAGATTTCTGATGTAATTCAATAAATGACATAATGTAAGGTCCATGAAAAATGTACCCCTTGATCCTTCTTCTATATTCAGCCAATAAATAGCTGCTTTAGATGATCCTGGATTAAACGTTTTATCAGGAAGAAAGTCAGGAATTATTGGTCGACTACATATTCCCCTAACATAAAATTGATCATAGCTAGGCATATCCATCATAAAAACATATGGACGTCTATAATCCGTAAAATAAGTATAGTTTCCTGGAGCTGGATAAGATATAGAACCTATTCTGTACATAGGAATAGAATTTGGAACTAATATAATCTGATCTTCCGATATTTTACAATCAAGAAATAATGTAAAATTACTCTTAATCTCACAATATCCTTCAAGTCCCATGTTCTCACAACTACACATCTGAGAACGGTTCATTTTCATCTCCAGAACTAATGGTAGAGTATTTTCAAATTCTCTTAATGACTCCTTAATTATTTCCAGTAGTATTTCATCTGCACTAAGGTAGTCATTTAAATCTAAAATTTCGTCAAGAGAAGTTAAATTGACTAATGCTGCTCGTATAAATAACTTCTTCTTAAGATCTATTAATAATGTTTTATCCATGATATAATACTGGTAATAATTTAGGTTCTACTTTTGTTGTTATATCTTTTCCTTCTTCGAAAAATATCTTTATGATTTCAGGGATTCTATTATTGTCTTTATAGGAAATTCGAAAAAGTTTTATATTATTTTCTTTGCAATATTGTTCTAAACATCTATCTCGGTTGACTTGATTTACGAAGTCTTGATAAGATTTATGAAATTTTTTAACCAGTTCATAATGTTGTCTTCCGTCATATTCTATTATTGTATTTAATTCTGAAATATAGAAATCTACATATATTTTTGTTCTAATTGACTTAAAGAAATCACTATCTATTTTGATTTCATATTGTCTACTAATTAATGATTCCGTTTTGTATTTCAAAATATTTAAAAAACAGATTTCTTCTTGATTTGAAATTCCAGATAATGTACATTTAGGACATCCACATTTAGAATTATTATTAAATAATGTATAATAATCAATACTATATAATAAATTATGTTTTTTACAGAATACATTAACGGGAGTTTCTGTATTTACAAAACTATTTAATACTGGAGAGAAATCATAATTATCTAAATATAACTTATTAGCACTAATTACCCTATTATATGCTTCTGTATTAGATATTGTTTTATATTTTGATAAATATTCAGAATTACACTTTGAACATCCAATCGATCTATTACATACTAAATTATAATAGTTGGTTTCCCAGTAATAATCGTGCTTTCTGCAATATAATTTAATTTTAAATTTATCAAAATCAATAAATGAAATGAATTCTATATCTAAATTTCTCTCTTTATTTAGTTCATTAAGTGTGTTAATTATATTATTAGTATATTCGATTAATTGCTTTTGTTGTTTGCATTTTTTACACAAGAAATGATCTGGTGATTTTTCTTTCCTTGATAGATTTTTATACTTCACTTCAAACTCCCCATGAATAGGACATATTAAGATTACAGTATCATTATAAGATTTGAAGGAATCTTTTATTTTTGAAAAATCAATATTCTTATTGTTTTCAGAAGATTTAAAAAATTTTTCTATTTCTATTATTTTATCATCTATTAATCTTGACATAATTTATTTTATAAAGGATAGTATGCCAGACTACTCCAGCATACTATCAATATTTTATTTATATTTACTCCTGTTATTCAAGAGCTGCTCCTCTAGTATCTTCGTACTCTGAGACTGCAAGATCCATACCAACGTCGAAAATGTCGTGATATCAATATGTTTGCTAAGTATTATCTACTCATGTTCAGACTATATCTTTTAAAATCTTTAAAATGATTTTAATTATACATCTAGTCGTTGAGAAATAGAATTATATCTATTTTTGCTGATTCTTTGGATTTATTAAGTTCCAGCAATTGGTATAATAATCGCATATACTTTACGATGACATATTTCAAAGCTCTCTGGTATCTAACCAAAACGTTAACCACCATTTTATTCTGCATTATTGTTAAACTTAAATATAAGATTAATATTTAAGATCAGACTATATCATTTTAATAAGTACATAGTCGTTGAGAGAAAATTTTTGTAAACTTTCTTTGCTGATTTATTTTATTATCTTCCAGCAATTCTCTTATTTTTCTTGGTAATATAAAAATCCAAGGCGCAATTATTTACGCTGAATTTGAACAGGGTTATTTGTCTCATCGATGATAATACGGTAATCATCGATATTATAAGACATTGGGAGAATAGTTGATTTAAACCAGTAATCGATAGTTCCAATCGCACTTTCCCATAGTTTTGGTGCAATTCTCCAGCCTATATACTGTTTAAGTAGTACAGGCATAGCTTTTGAGATACGAATAGCTAAACGAGAGTTACCTTCATCTGAAACAATATTATCCACACTTTGCTTAGTATAATTCGTTTTAGAAAATTATTTGGTAATTTCGCTAGACTATATCTTGAAAAATAATAAAATTTATTTATCTTTTATACTTAGTCGTTGAGAAAGGATTTATATTAGTAATCCTTTTTGCTGATTTTTATTTTTTTTATATAAATCCCAGCAGTTCATAAAAATTCAATTTCAATAAATTGGACAATTTTGTTTATCATTCATGTTCCAAGCATTAGTTTGATAATTCCAGAGTACAGTATTTACTCGTTTAGATAATAGAAGTTGACGAGTTTTTTTATTAAACTCTGTCATAGGTCTCTGATACTGAACAATACCATTAGTTTGTCCAAGTACAGGAGCAAATTCTGCATTATTTCTACGGTTTCTAGCTACAGCTTCCCAGTAAACAACAGCAGGTGAGCAATAATATTTCCATCCAAATGTACCAGAGTCGATATCCCAAGGTGCAGATAGATAGAGTTTATATGAATCTTGTGCTATCTTAGTTGCATTATTAGCGATAGTCATATAATTTGTGCTCTGAACTGTTGATACTGGATAGAAATAGTTAGAATTGATAGCCATATTAGCCAAGTAATTCTGGAAACTTAGTGATGTATTTCCAAGGTCACATAATCCTTCAACCACATAGATTTCCTGAATGTTGATTTCGTCAAGTGCTTTCTTAAGATCCGATTCAGATACATCAAGAATATCTGTTTCAGTTGGATCTACGCCTAATTTTGCATAAACTTGATCTCCACCATTTTCTTGATATTCATAGTACTTATATGAACTTCCAGATCCAACTCGGTAAACATCTCCAACTGACATACCTTTTGAGTTGTAAAGATCAGTCATTGAAGAAACTGTTTGTTTATAAGAACCTGCATTTGGGTCATTAGGATCAAGTTCTACCCATACTTTATCATCAGCTCCGTATCCATAGTAGTTCAATCCAAGCTCTCTCATATCGTCAGGGAGTTGAAGTTGAATCATACTTAGGAGTTCATTGAGTTCTGATACTTCCATATCTCCACGGCCGGTTACTTTACCTATATTAAAGAACTGTACTTCGTCAGAAATATTAGGATCAAGAACAGCGACTTCATAAAAATCTCGCTGTAGGATACTTTCTGACGGTTCTACTGTTCCTTTCTTAGTATAGGTATCTAGAACGGCCGATAGTACCATATAAGGAGAATCAGAGTTTTCGTTCAAAGCGGGGTTAGTTAATTCTTTGGTAACTACTGCATCATGATTAAAACGTCTAATTCTAACTCTCAGATCAGTATTAGAGTTATATTGATTAACTGCATAATATTTCTGTTCTTCGAAACCAGACCAAGCGGAAGCATTAATATCTATAAGTTTTTGATTAGGATTATCACTAGTCCAATCAGGTTCACAAATCACGATATACTGCTTTCCTAGTGGACATCTAGAGTCTGAAGTATCTAGCATATCCTGTCCTAGATAAAGTTCATAGAATACAACTGCCTTTGCTTTATCGGGATCAGTTGTTTCATTTTCAGAGATGATATTATTAGGATCTGTGAAGAATTTATAAGATGGAGAGAAGAATTTATTAGTTTCATTCATTTGATTTACTAAGTCGGGGAGAGTTCTTACATAGTAATCATATTGAGGACCATCATCGGTGGTACGATTACCAAGAATACCTACTCCATTCAAATTAATTGACCATCCATCTTGATCATGTTCTGCATCATCACCATCAATATCAAGAACAAACTTAACGACACCTTTATCAGCATCTCTAAATCCCTTCATTAAAGCACCATCTCTAAGGATATATGTACTATAATCAGTTTTAGTCATGGGTTTAGCGTAGTAGATATCGTTAGCTTTAGATGCTCTACAAACCAGCATAACATTAGAGCCAGCCAATCTATAAGCATTCATCCACATTGTTGCAGCTACATTTTTATCTCCTGTATTATTAGCATCATGATAAAGATTATTCAAGGATGCCATATAATCTTCTGTTAAGTCCCCTGAAGCATAAGTTTTTAAGAATTCAGATTGACTAGAGATCAGTGTAGGAACTGCTGGGCCTGCATCAGAAATTAAAGTCACTCCGATAATTAAACTTTCACCTGCAGTAGGATTAAGAGCTGCGGTATGTACTCTCTCTATAACTTTTACATACGGTTCGAGAGTTTCAGTCCATTGTGCCATAATTTAAATATAATAATTAATTGTTTTATTTAACCAACTTCTACGAGATATACTGGATATTTATTTCTTATAAATTTTTCACATATTCCAGCTATTAAACCAACATCAGCGGTTCCATCAGATATAGTAGTTATAGAAATCTCATTATATCTACTTTTACTTTCTTCTGTTACTGCACTTGAGTTTGGTAGATTTCGTATTATGTTTTTTGTTATATCTTTTAGTTTATTATCTGCTATTGTATTTACTAGAAGTCTAAGTTCACCAGAATTTCTTGTTATAGCTACACTTATTGCTGATTTAAGAGAATCCGCCGTTTTAGGATCTCTTGTAAAATCGGAGCCTTCTTTAAAACCTGTTTTCTTAAGATCCTCTACTACTCTATCCATTAATCTATTGTCAACTGTTAACTTTCTGGAAATAGCCTCATCACCTTTTTTTATAGTACCAACTAAGGCTCCAAGAGCTGCTCCGACTAATGTTCCGGCGGCTACTACTCCAAGTCGTTTAGCAAATGGACTTAGAGTATTTAATTTTCGGAAAGTAGGGTTACTTCCTTCATATTTAATATTTTTAGCATCTTTTCCGGATAATGGTAAACTTAGGGTAGCTACGTTTCCACCAATTATAGCTCCTTTAACAGTATCAGATAATATACTAAAGTCTTTTCTTCTAAATGTAATCATATTATTATCATTTCTCTCGGAAAAGATTTTTTTAAATTTATAAGAGGTTGTCTTTTTTGGTTCTTTTACTTCTACCTCTTTTAAAGTTTTATTAACTCCTCCAAGTGCTTTAGTTAATTTATCCATTGCTTCTAGTTGTTCTTCTTGATATTTTTTATCAGAATTTTCTCTAGTAGCATTAATAGCAAGATTAGTTCCAGAAAATCCAGCAGTGGCAGTAGTAATTTTTGCCGTAGGGTTATTTTTATAAAACTCCTTTACATCTCTGATTATTTTCTTTGGTTTAAATTTTGCCATAATTTTTTATTAATTTTAATAGGAATAACCATCTCTTTGAGTCATATTTGTCTTCCAATCCTGTTTTTCTCTTCGTCTAGCCTGTCTCTGAGCATAATTAAGTCTTTTATTATACCATTCATTATTTTCAGCTTGTTTATTTCTATTTCGAAGAGCCATTCCACCTGCTAGAAGACCACCAACAACTAATCCAGTTTTTCCACCTTTACCCATTCTTCCGAGTAAACTACGACCTGCCTTATTCTTTCCAAAAGCTCCAGCTACAGAACCAACTGTTCCACCAAGAGCAGCCCCACCAAGAGCAGCCCCAGCTACAGAACCATATCCAGGAGCCTGTTTTGGTTTTTCAGCAAGAATATCTGAATCCTTCATTCTTTTAAGATTATCAGTATCGTCGTATTTAGTGAATAATTTTCTTTTTATAATCATTGTATTTCTTGATTTTTAGAATCTTGATATTTGAAAGCATCTTTATCTAGAGCCCGAGCTGTTTTATTTACTATTTTCTCTCCAGTTCCCCATGTTGCTCCTAAAACTGCAGCACCGACTGGAATACTACCTGCTAAGGCTGTTTTGGGGTTATCCATGATGAACTTACCTGCTTTTTGAGACCATACTGAACCTGAGTGTTTTCCATATCTATTTAACTGATGACCGAATTTGTATACACCTTTTCGACCACCTCCGCCAGATAAATTAGAAAGTCCACCTAAAATTGTTTGTCCAGGAGTTTTAAATATCTGTGAATTTCTTACAGATTTAGAAGCGCCAGTAAGTAATCTTTTAACTGCCATTACTCCAGGGACTGCATAGTTTCTCTGAGTTAATGCCATCTGATCTTTATATTGAGCTTTTTCAGCAGAGTATCCGAGAGCCATGGGAGCAGAACCTAGAGCAGCCATCGTTATTAACGTTCCTTTATTTTTTTTTGCAGCTTCTCCTAAAACTTTTCCAGTACCTTTTACTGCTTTCATTATAGATCCAGCAGAATAGGTTTTTTCAAGAGGCATTCCATTTTTCTTCATATCTTTTTGAATTGCTTTATCAGTAAGATATGAAGCTCCTGCCATTGTAGCTCCCATCATAGTTCCACCAATCAGCTTATTTTTTCCTTTCCACACAATTTTACCAACATCTTTAGCGAGACCTTTAGCATTTCCTAAAGTTTTATTATTCTTAAGAGTTGCTGTAAGTTTTGCAAAATTTATTTGAGCAAACTGTTTTTGTCCCATTACATCTGCTGCTTGTTGTGCTGCTTGTGGATTATTTTTTGCGTTTTCTGCAATTTTATTTAAAGCTTTGGTCATCTTTCTATTTTGCTCCTCTGCCTGTGCTGCTTGTTCCTCAGCTTGTTTCATTTGATCAGAGCCTTGTTTTAGAGAAAGACCTGTACCAATAGCCCCTGCAGCATTTAAAGCCATTCCCCAAAAAAATTCTTTTTGTCTAAACTTAATCATAATCTAAATCCTCCTATAATTAAGTCTGCATATCTTGACCGGCAGTTTTAAGACCTTTTCCAAGACCTCTAGTAGCTGCAGAACCTAAGAGATAACCAGCTCCCATACCTAAAATACTTCCAAATGGTCCCCCTATCATTGTTCCAATAGTTCCTCCTAATTTAGTAGCTCCTAAAACACCACCAGCGATTCCGGCTACTTTATTATCAAGAGCTTTACCAACTCCTTCTGTAACTCCTCCAAGTGTATTTCCGGCAGCTTCAGTTAGTGCATTGTAACATTTTCTTTTTAATCTGTATCTTGCCATTTACCTCTTCCTCCACGATTTAATTCTTGATTTAATTTTCTCATTTCTTTTCCTAAATTACCGATTCCAGCTAATTCACGTTGAGAAGTATTCATTCTACCCAGTCTATCCATATCTGTATCATATTTTCTCCCTTTAGTGAAACCAAGAGCTGGGTTATTAGTATTTAATATCTTGGTTTGAGAAAATCTCTTTACAATCATCATGCATTAAGTAAATATATTTTATAACCTAATCCGAAGGGTAATATATTCAATGCATTAATAGCATCTTCGATAGATTTGAATTCTAAGACCAATGATCTTGATTTTTTATCATATTTGATAGCCTCTCCAAGCAATTCAGAAACTTCATAAGATAGATCAAAGGAAGGAGAGAATGAACCAGATAGATAGGGATATTGTTTATCACCGCCTTTACTCTTAAATTCTCTTTGCTCTAAAATTGATCCTGGAAATTCTGAATACTTCTTTTCTTTCTTTTTTCCACCTCTTCTTTCTTCAGGATTATCATTCCTAGGTCCAGAAGTGTCTCCTAAAGAAGTATTATTATTTCCTCCATTATTGTTATTATTCCAATTTGGATCACTATCTTTTGGCGCAAATATAGAATGACTTACGTTTAATTGCATATTTCCAAGACGTTTATCATATGTTTTACCTGGAAGTCTAACCTCATCTGGTAACTTTGCTTTGGCACCAATTTTTAGATACATTCTATATTTATCTTTTCCAAACATAGAAGTACTAATTACAAATCTTTCGATTACTACATTATTTCCTCTAAGAACAGGAATTAATGCACTAGTATCTATTACTCCGAATTTATTTCTATCAGAATATCGCATAAGTTTTACATAAAGACTTCTCATTGCATCATATTCTGTAAATTCTTTCTGTCTAAATTTAATCATGCCACAACTGATAAATTATATTTTGTAGCGAGAATTTCTATAATATCAAAAGCTATTCCTAAGTGATCAGTTTCTGCTGTGATTACTCTGGTTTCTTTATTAATATCAGTTATTCTCATTCTAAAAATATCTTTGATTAATTTTTGAGTATAATTGTATAATTCCTTATCCTGTACTTGAATTTGATAATATCCAGACTCATTTTTTATAAATGAAACTAAAACCATAGCCTTAGAATTAACTCTACTAACGCTATCTGCTTGCTCTGGAGTTATAATATTAGGCCGTAATCCTTGTTTCTTTAAATATTCAATAGCGTCCGGCATTAAATTTTGGATAAGGTATTTCTTCTTTCTAAAATTTATCATAACCCTTTGTTTATAATTGTTGTTTCAGTATCAACCGGAACTTCATAATGATAATCTGGATTATTTCGTTCAAACTCTATATTCTGAACTATTTCTTCTAGGAATTTATATCTATCATCAATTACTTCATAGAAAAATAGTTCACATCTGAATTGACATTGATAAGAGAAATTTGAATTATCATCTTGTTGATATGTCTGGTTAAAATCTTCAGTTATTCCTCCCCATTTTATTGCAGCTGTCCATCTTTGTCCATATCTATCTGATGTTTTGAATTCACAGAAATTAGTAAGTAATGTGACATTCATATATCTATTTTTAAAGTCAAAGAATAATGGCATATCAGTACTTCTTAGATAAAATTCAACTGGTATTTTATGCTGCATTACTTTATCATCAGAATACTTAGGATGATTATCTTTCACTGGAGTCTGAAGAAATTGATAAACAACATGTGATGTTTTAGTTAATGTAGTTTCTTTATTAATTCTAACTAACTCTAAACCATAATCATCTAAAATTTTACGTAATTCTAGAATAAATTGATCTTGATAATCTACAGCTCTTATAACATAATCATTATATTTCCTTCTTAATGTAAATATTGTTTCAGATTCAGATTCAAGTGTAACATCATCTGAACTAATTATAATTTTAGGAAAATTTCTTATCTCATAACAGCTTGGTCTAGGTCCAATAGGTTGAAGATATATAAGATTTCCAGAGTAAAACAAGAAATTTATAAACTCAGGATTTTTATAATCTCCTTCCGAAACTACTATTGTTGTATAATTATAGTTTTGGATAACTCTAGATTCTGAGTCATTTACAATAACTATATTAATAGTATGTGGATCATAAGTTAATTTTCTTAACTTAAGTCCATTTAATGTAACATAAGTATTTTTAAATAATTTAGGAAGTCCTGTAGGGAGCATGTCAATTCTTTTCTCAGTACATGGTATTCCTAAAAGATCTGATAAACTTCCAGAAGTACTTCCTGGAGAATAAGTTAGAGTGAGAGTAGATCTTGAAGTATCCTCTACTATAGAGCTTATTTGTCCTTCTTTTACTTGAAAATACCTACATTTATTAGAAGAGAGTTTAAGACCTCTGTAAATTACATCACTCATAAAACTTATTTTAATATTTTAAAATTAATTTTCAGGGATTAACTTCTTCTTTAACTATTAGCTTTATTTTCTGCTGCTAAGAATGTACCAGCACCTAATGCAGCAGTACCAGCAGCAGCAACACCTAACCCTTTACCTAGTCCAATAGAACCTCTTCCCATAGTAGAAGCTAAATTCTTAAAACCTTTGGCATTTTCTCCTGCTTTAAAAGCTCCTTTTGCTGCAGTCCAATTTGCCGCTGTTTTGGCGAATGGAGAAAATAATCCAAAATTTTTTCTTTTAAGCTTATAAGTTGCCATAATTATTTCATAATTTTTCCAAGTGCCTGCATACCTTTTTGATCAGCTTTTGCATTAAAAGCTTGTTTTGTCATCTGAGATCCTGTTTTCTTTAAAAGTGCATTATCAATTTGTTTAGCTCGTGCAACTCCAAAATCCTTAGCTCCAGACATCATCATTCTATCTCCAACTTTTCCTCCAACAGCTTTACCAGCTTTCATTAGTCCAGTATTAGTTTTAGCCATTATGTTAGCACCAAATGCACCTTTTTTAGCCCCAAGAATGGCTGCACCTGCTGCGAGGCCACCTAAAGCTAATTTTTTCCCAGTACTCATTCCGCCTTTATCATCAGAATATAATTTTCTCTTTAATCTAAATGTACTTGCCATAATTGTAAAAATTAAAAAGAGAAGGAACCTTAAGTCTATAAGACCTAGGAAATCCCTCTCTTTGTTTAAAATCATTTTATTCTTTAGGGATCTGAGAGTTTAACGATCCAAATGATTTTTATGGTTTAATTAGATACCGAATTTGAAAGTAACCTTCTGTACCAATTCAGGAGCCATATACTTAGTACCTTCCTGATAGTAGATACCAGAAGCCATCTGAGTTGGGTTATTGTAGTTACCAATAGTCGGAGTATCAGTCAAAGGCATATAGATACCACGTGCAAGCGGAGCCATCTGACCATCTTTTGTTTTGTGAATTGCATAGAAAGTACCTTCACCCGGAGCTTCAGCAATATCAGTAGAACGAAGTACAGGAATACCATTATACCAACCCAACAGGTCATTGATATAAGTCATCTTAGTATTACGTTCCCATTTACCAATCATTCCACCCTTCTGGAATTGATTAGATGCCATATTACCAGTTACATAGGCAGTAACATCAACACCCTTAACAGCTTTAGTTGCCAATGCACTTTCAACATTAATCAAGTAAGCATCGAACAAGTCAACTCTAGAACGATAATCCATGAACTGACCAGTCATAGCACCCTGAGTCAAATCCAAGTCAGCCATAACGTTACCATTATAACCTTCTTCCAAAGTAGAAACCAATTTATAGTTAATTACCTTAGTATACAATTCACGAAGCTTAGTGAACAAGAAAGTAGCCATATCAGAACCAGTTGCTTTCTTCATAGCACCTAAAGCAGCAATGTTATATTCAGCTACCAACATATCAGGTACAGTAGCCAAACCAAGCTGTTGCATCTTAGCGATAAATCTCTTATCATTAGCATGTGCATTAGAAGCACCAATAGTATTACAAGGAGTACCAGTAACATCTTCCTTACCTACAATAGTGATAGTTTCTGTAGCAGCATCACCAGCCAAAGCAGTAGCCAAAGTAAATTCTACACGACCATTCAAATAGTTGATAGTACCGTTAGAAATCTTACCAGCAACAGCCATGAAAGCACCCTGACCATTATCGATCAATTCGAATTTTTCAGTTGCAGTAGCAATCTTAACACGTACTGTACCAGGGATAATCTTACGACCAATCAAAGAAGAGTAGTCAGCATTAGTAGTCGGAGTAATATTCAAAGTAAAGTTACCCATAGCTTGAATATCCTGATAGTTATCCGGACCTAAGTTAGGAATAACAGAACGCATATCAGTTACACCCAAAACGTCGAACCAATAGAACAAACCATTAGGCTGATCAAAGTCACGTTCGATAGACATATAACCTGCGAATGAGCTTACATAAGAAGCTACAGAAGCATTGAAATACTGAGTAGACAGCAACGGAGTTTCTGCATAACCAGAGAAAGTCTTCTGCAGCAAATTACCTGCATTACCTAGACCAAACAAATCTTTCATTTCATCGTTACGAGAGAACATCTTAGCATATTCACGAGAACGAAGGTTAGCATCTTCTGCTGATACTGAGCTATTAATAAGAGCCTCCATCATTGAAGGAGTCTGCATCATTTGCAAATACTGTGTATTCATAATGTATATAATGTTTTTATTATTTTTAGTTTATGTAAAATGGTTTTTGAGGATAACCATAAACCTATCTATTTATATTTAATTACTTACGAAAACTATTTCCAGTCAACCATGATACTAGAGTATCATTTGTATCACTGAATTTCTTTTCTGAGAACTGAGCTTCCTGAAGATCTTGTTCTTGAGCCTGTGCAGGAGCTTGTTTTGCTTCCATAATTTGCTGAGCTGCTTCTTCTGCTACTGCTTGGATACTTTGAACTGCCTGAAGTGCTTTATCTTCAATAGCTTCAACACTAGTAGCACCACCTTGTGCAGGAGCAACACCTGCCGGAACTGCTACTTCCTGAGGAGCTACAGCATTAGGATCAGCTAAAGGAATTACAGGAGTATTAGGATCTACTTCTCCAGCAGGAACAGGAACTGCACCTACAACATCTGAGAAGAATTTATTAAGAATAGGATCTTCATAATCTCCTGAGAATTTCTTTTCTTCTTTATCAATAGAATGTTCTTCAAGTTTGTCAGCTTCTTCTTCTGATAATGGATGACATTCAATATCATCTTCACTCATAGTAGCCTTAGTAAATTCACCATTTTCCTTATCTTCTATAATTGCTTCTGTAGCTGAAATTGGAGTAATGATTTCTTTATCTGTTTCTACTTTCTTACCAGTTTCAATAGCTTTTTCTACTGGACAATGACCATCTTCTTCAGAGAATAGACGAACCATATATTCAGTAAATTCCTCACCTTCAGAGAAGAATTTAGTTTTTGCCTCATTACAGTAGATATCTTCAGAAAATTCTTTTTCTTCATGATTTTCAACTTTATCTTCTACTGCAATACTGTTTGTTAGATTATCGGCTTCTGCTTCTGAGATAGGATTAACATCAAGAACTTCTTCATCCATCTCAGCTTTAGTAAATTCGCCATTTTCTTTATCCTGTATAACTGCAGTCTTAGAATCGATAGGCGTAATAATTTCTTTATCTGTTTCTACTTGTTCGCCAGTTTGGATTGCGCTTTCAATTTCAGCAGAATCAGCCTCTTCAGAGAACAAACGAATCATATACTGAGTAAGTTCTTCATTTTCTGAGAAAAATTTAGTTTCTGCTTCGTCACACCAAACATCAGAGAATTCTTTTTCTTCTTCCTCATCTTCGTCTTCCTCTTCTTCAGAAACAACGATATGATCTGTCAACTCTTCTGCTTGATCTTCGCTTATCTTTTCAAGCTCCATTTCTTCACCTTCTAAACTAACTTTAGTAAATTCATCTTTATTTTTATCCTGTATAACTGCAGTCTTAGAATCGATAGGTGTAATAACTTCAGAATCTGTTTCAATCTCATCACCATTTTCAATAGCATCTTCAATAGCATCCTGAGTTGCACTAATACTATCTACAGATTCAGAGAAGAAACGACACATAAAGTCTGTATTATCAGCTTGGAATTCAGTTAAGTAAATAGTATGATCTGAAAATTCTGCTTGTTCAGGTTCTCCAAGTTGTTCATCTTCAACTACACCAAGACCATTCAAGAGATCGATAGCATATTCACGAGCGTCTTCGGGGTTATCAAAAATTCTAACTCCTGCTACTCCTTTTTCTGTTAAACTCTGAACTAATTCTTGAGCTGATGCTTCGTCATACTCTGGAGCATCTACAATAACATGATTTACTGGATCTACTCCTACTACAAACAACGGATCAAACTGTTCTGCTTCACTAAAATTCTTAGATTCTAGCTCAGTAACATCCATATCTTCACCATTAAACTCTACCTTTGCTTGATCACCTGTAGATTCTGATGTAACAACTACTTCATTTTCACCAGTTTTCTCTACTTTAAGATCACCTACTTTAGCTGTTTCTTCTGATTCAATAACTTCTGAGAATAATCTTTCACAAAATTCTTGATCTGAGAAAATTCTAAGAACTACGCTATTATCAGTACTTACAGAGAATTCTTTTTCTTCGCATTCTTCTACAGCTTCAGGACCTTCTTGTGCAGTAATTTCTACACTTTCTTCATGACCAGCTGCTGGATTTAAACCACCATCAGGAAGATTCGGTGCAATAACAGCACTACCATCCATATGACTTTCAACTTCCTCGTCAACTGCACCTACCTGATTACCCGGAGTTACTCCATCCCCTTCCGGATGAAGATATCCCTCGATTTGTTCAGATTGTTCAGCTGGATACATATCATAAGTATCGTCCTCATCGGAAGCCTTTTCAACGATAGTAACTTCGCCATTTTCTTTGTCTGTTACTGAAACTTTACCGTCACCGATATTTTCATATTTTACTTCTTCAGTATCAACAGAGCCATTAGCCTTAGCATCTTCAATATCTTTGGCTACTTGCTTTGCTAATTCTTCATCCTTATCCTCTACAGCTGAGAATAGGACTTCCATAAATCTTGTATTTTTCATACTGAGTTTTATAAATATTTTATTTCATTATATCAACTTGATTTCCTTGAATTTTGATTACTCCACGATCAATTAATATATCTATTATATTATCTGGAGCATCATCATATCTCTCTTCTAGGATTTTTGTAAATTCTTTGATTCCCATTGCAGAATTACCAAATTCTATCTTTAAGTCTCCAATAATTCCAGAGTCTTCAATCCAATCTTCTACTTCTTCAGTGCTAGAAAACTCAACTTCTTTCATTTCTTCAAGTGGAAGAGAATGAGCTTTTTTAATTAGCATTATACCTTTCGGTCCTAAAGATCCTTTAGATTCTAACATATTAATTATGTCTTCCTTAGGTCCTTCTATTGGGTCTAAATCCAAAATCTTAGTCACTGATACGATTAACTTAGAGAATAATTTAGATTGTAAGAATGCAGTTTCAGGAATAGTAACTTTATTATCTTCATCAATACTAGCAAAACCTTTTTCAACTAAATCTTCGGCGGAAATACCAAATGCCTTAACAACTTCTGATTCATTTAAAGTTTTGCCAGAAAATTCTTTTAATTTTACCTCAAATTCGTTCGACGGTTCTGAAAATTCTTTTTGTACAGCGGCATTATTATCTCCGCCGAATAACGAACGTCTTGAGAATCCTTTTTCTACTTCTTCAATTTTTGATACTTCGACTTGTACAGCTTCAGGAGTATTTTCAGGACTTGGTGTAACTTCTAAAACATTAAATCTATTTACAGCTCCACATTTAGGACATAAGAAGTTAGTTGTAGTGGCTAAAGTATCCATAATATAACCACAATCTCTACACTGAATTTTCTTATATTCTGCCTGAGTTACTCCACCTGAAAATAACTTGCGCCGTGGAGAAATCGAAGAAGAGAATAATTTACGTCTTTCTACTTTCATAATCTTTTTAACTGTTTTCTTCAGGGTTTTCTTCTTCTACTGGCTCTTCTTTCTTCGTACCATTCTTCGGCGCGAATATTTCCTCTAACATTGCATTAACAAAGTCAGAATAAGCAGCTTGAATTTTTTGATATCTTGCCTTAGATATTGCATTAGTTTTAGATACCTCAGACATAGCCATCTTATATGGTAAGAACAATTTTTGTACACTTATCAATGTATTTATAAAATTTATTTATAATTTAGACTATATCTTCTGTCTATTTTGACAGTTTATATACATAGTCGTTGAACAAATCACTTCTTTAGATTTATCTAAGTATGATTTGATGCTGATTTATCTCATTTAGATATTTCCAGCAATTCATATAAAAAACGCATATTATTTACGTACATTCTTACCTAAACTAGAAGCACCAAGTAATGTTCCTGGATTTTTTCCATTCATGATTTCTGGTGTAATCGACTTCATAATATCCAAAAGATCTGTAGTAAACAAAGACTTCATGATTTTAAGTGTTTCTGGATCTATTTTCTCTGGGCCGCCTTGCTGTTTTAGAAGTTGTTTGTAAGATAGAATCAATACACGAAATCTTTGACGAGTTGAATACTTTGATTCACGAATTCTATCTCTTAATGCAATTACTGAGAAATCTTTTTGAACAGGTTCTTCTATTACAGATTCACTAACGATAGTATCTTCTATTGAATTTATTTCAGAATTAAATGAAAATGATTTAGCTTTTAATTGCGTAAACTTTCCATTAATCTTAGAAGACTTTAATAAATCTCCCGAATCGAAGTTAGAAAATTGCTTAACTTTTATTTTTGTATCCTTATAAGCTTCAGGATCATACTCTATATCAAGTTCAGAGAATGTTTTTTCGCTCTCAGAACCATCAATTGAAACTATACCCGCATTTTTCCAAGAAGGGTTTAATGTAAGGTCAGCCCCTTTTAGCGCAACCATACGCTTTAAATAGTCACTTCCGCTAGAATTTTCCCAATATCCAAGAACGACACAGGAAATTCCAATTTTGCAACCATTTTTAAGAAGGCCCTTTACTCTTCTGATTCTTTGTATAGCTTCATCGTCTAGGCCATCTTCGGAGAGAACCTCAAACTCCCCATAGCACCAGCCGTCATTTTCGAACCAAACTTTAGTTAACACATGTGTAGGTGAACTTTCGCCAATTAATAACTTAACCTAATTGATTTTAAAATCAATAATAGACTATATTATCTAAGAATTAATCGGTATTCTTAGTGTTTACTCTAGTCGTTGAGAAATAGATTTTATTATCTATTTTTGCTGATTTAATTTATTATTTTTTCCAGCAATTAAAAACATTTTCATAAACTTTTTATCTATGCCTCTCATTATTAGCAATAAAGGAGATCATCTTTCCCTATAGTCTTAGATACTGCAGGACCACCATTTTTGGCAGATGATAGATTTCTGGCTAAGTGTGTTAATGTTCCAAAGAGCTTTCTATCCTCTAAGGCTTGTTTAAACTCTTGGCTACTAAAGAAAGATTCCGCAACATCTCGAGGTATCATACTACTGTCAGATGCAGGTAGCATTGTCGAAAACAATTTTGCAATAAATTTCATATTTCAATTTAAATTTTATATTATTTTCCTTTTGTAGTTTCATATAAAAGATTATAATCTACTAAAGTACTTGGATCAATATTTTCAAAAACTACTTTATTTAAAAATTCAGAAACTCTTTTAAAAGAACTTATAGTGTAAGGAATTTCTACCAACATTATATTATTCTGGAACATACGTATAATAGTTTAATCTCCCACTATCATTTCTTCTGGGAAGTTTTACTCTCATTACTATTGGACAAGAATACTCTAAAGGTACTGGTAATAATTTAGTATCTATCATGAATTAAATTTTATAGCTTCCCGAGATATCAAACTATCCTTGTATTATTAACATGTCATCCTTAGTAGTGGAAGAGTAACTCGCGACTTTTACTCTTCCTAAAGGTTTATAATTCATGTTAGTAATTCCACGATATCTGTCGAGATGACACGGCTCAAACGTGCGACTTCTTGGTCCCAAACCAAGCGTTCTATCTACTGAACTACATCTCGAATCTATTCTATTTATTCTTCTTTCTTTTTTCATTCCATTTTCGAATAGCTATTTTCCCTGATACATATGCACCACCAATAGGAAGTGCTGCAATAGTTCCTGCGATAGCTGCTTGTTTTGTTTTTCCAGCTTTTGCAAGTTTGGCAGCAACAACTCCAGGAACAATATCAGATGTTCCAAGAATTATAGCTTCATCTGGGTGTTTCTTTACATACTCCACCACCTTCTTACCAGTTTCTTTAGGATGAGTTACTGTATGTTCAATAGATTTTCCTATTTCTTTAACTTTATCAGTAACTTTACTAAATCTTTTAACTCTCAACATAGTTTTTATTAGTTATTATTATTATTTTCTTTCGTTGAACTATCCTGACTCGAACAGGAAATCCCAGAACCAAAATCTGGTGTATTGCCAATTATACTATAGTTCAATCATTTCTCCATAAAATATATTTTTGGAGTTTCTGATATAATTTCAAATCCAAGTTTCTTATATAAATTTATCGCATTTATATTTTTCTTTGATACTGTAAGTTTATTAGCCCCAGAAGAATTTATCAAATCAGTTGCTATTCCTTTTCCTCTATACCCCGGAGAAACTTCTAGAGCAATAATAGTATCTTCTTCGCACGCTATATATCCCACCAACTCATCTTTGGCTGGGTTTATTAATAATTTTCCAGCCGTTTTTCCTGGTGTATTTCTTGCGTGCTTTAACATATTCTCCTGTGACTTATATTTTTCTATATTTTCTTTGGTCCAGGGAAGTTCTTTATATTTTTGTTTTCGTAGTATTATCATAAGCTCTAAAAACCTTATATGTGTAATAATAAATATAGAAAATTATGAAAAATTTAAAAGTAGGAGATAAAGTTAAATCTCGTAAAACAGGATTTTATGGAGTAGTAACTGATGTAGATATTACTCCTAATAAATTATTTGTTAAAGTTAAATTAATGTTAAACGATAGAGAAGTAGAAATTCCAAAAAGCGTTCTGGATTATGTTACTCCAGAAGAATGGGAATTTGTAAAACGTATGGAAGAAAGAGATTGAAATATATCTCTTTTCTTTTTTTTCTGTTCCTAGGACTTGATCGAACAATAGACCACTTTCCTCTGGCCATCCTAGGAATTGATTATATATTATGGAAAAAGAATCTTAAAATATATTTTCCAACATGTTTTGAAGTTCTTTTTGTGACTCTTCTCTTGGATCCGCTGTTATCTTAGTAAGAGATTCGAGTTGTTTAGCTATTCCTGAAGAATATCCCATCTCTTCTCCTTCATCAATAGATAATTTTAAAGAATAAACACTAGAAGCTAAAGCATCCCATAAATCCTTGCTTCCTGGCTTAGAACCATCAGGATTATCAAATAATGGAGATATTGATGCTTTTTTAGGATGATCTACTTTACGTTTTGGACCAACATATCTTAAATCATATGCCTCTCTTTGTAATCTTTTATATTCAGGAATTTCAAGAAGTTCATTGTTTATTATATACTTCAAATAAAGAGCCGGTTCACAAGGAGTATTATCTGTAGAAATTCTCCCATTATTTCTAATTCCTTCTCTTTCACAATATTGAAGTATTTGTTTAGAAAAAGCTTGGTCAGCACTAACTATAATATTAAATTTCTTGTTAAGATCTTCTATAAACTGCTCTATGTGAAATAAACTCGTCTCTTGTCCTTCTAACCTAGATACACCTAAAACAAAATGACACTTAATTTTAGGAACTAAAGTACCATTTATATTTTCCCAATGATCAAAACTAACTGCTGCTATTCCAGTTGTATCATCTACTACACCTAAGTCAAGACCTAGCCATATAGGAGTACCTCTTGGAATAAGATTAATCATCTTTTCTACATGATTAATAATCCTATCTTCTTTATCATAAAAATCAACTGTAATAATTTCAGGAATTCTATTCTTTATTGTTGAACATTTAGATAAGTGTTCTATAGTACCTCCAAAAAAACTATCTGATGATCCTGTATTGATACCAGATTTATCTTGAAGAGCTTTAATCAAATCAGATTTAAATTCTCCAAATAATTGAATAGGTACATGTTCCACTCTATCAGGGTCTTGATCATCTTCTAATTTATAGTTCTCTTCTTTATCATTTTTATTTAATATTCTTGGAGGATATTTACCATCTCCCGTATAAACTGAGAAAGTTATTCCCCTTGAACGTTCGTACAGATTTTTTCTAACTTCATAATGAGAAGGTCTACAATCCCAAGTAAATTGAGGTTCTGCATTCTCAAGAAATATTTCAGTTGGACCACCTGCACCTCTACTAGAACTATCAATTATTAGATTTCCGGCTAATGTTAAACTTTCTTTTACATCAAAACGAGATGTAATACGAATATACGTACTATTTACACGTTCCATGGCTTTTTCTTCATTAGGCCAAAAATTGACCTCAGACATAATTGCAAAAATCAAGTCAGTTCCTAGTCCACCTGCACCCCTAGGACCAGAAGTTAATATTCTTATATTATGTCTGTGTGGTAAATTTCTAAAAAATGGACTCTGCTTTAATACATCATCTAGCATCCATCTTCGAAATTCAGCATTTGCTACATCTTCATCTCTATGAAAGATGATAAAACTAAGTGGTTTTTTACCTAATTTAAATGTTCTCCACGGATTAGCCATACAACTTAACCTAGCTAGTGTATTTGTCATAGCTAATTTAGATACCGTAGATTTACCTATACCGCAAATTATTTAATATATTTATTTATATATTGCAGACTATATCATCTCTAGTTCTCTCATTCTAGAGTTATACATTTAGTCGTTGAGAAAGGATTTTATCATCCTTTTTGCTAATTAGATTTTATATTATCTTTCTAGCATTTTAGTATAATTATAAGCCACCGATATATTAATGGCTCCAGATAAACAGAGTAATGGTTTCGCTGTTGTTACTTCATTTGGAAAAATCATTTTTAATCCATCTTTCCAAAAAGGAAATATTACATCTCCATGATCAAAAAATTCTTGACTTCCTAGATAATAATCATCAGAATACAATCTTTCAATCGTAGGTGGTCTATGTGTGAATCCTTTAAGACGAAGAAAAACCATTATCTTTTCATCTTCTGTTAATGATGTATATTGATCCCTAAGATCTACTTTTGCTAAATCTTTTTCTATATTTTTAGTGGGATCAAAATGGTCTGTGAAATTAATCATAATTTTGATCCTTTCTCTTTTTATAATTTCTCAAAACCAGGAATATATAACCCATTATTTTCCCACCTAGCTTGTCCATTAGTTTTTACACGTTTAACCCACTCATTTTGTCCAGGTGCAGTAGGTGTTACTTCCAAAGATCTTGTTTTATGAGAATTATACCGTTTTAAATTCATTCTTTTAGCATCTAAACTACTAATTGAAGAATTTCCTCCTTTATTACTACTGCTGCTATTAATAACTTCCGGTTTCTGTAATTGATTAGGATTCCCAAATAAATCTCCTACAAACTCAACTTTCTTTCCTTTAGGACGTCTTTTAGTAAAATAACTTTTAGTTACATATCCATTACCATTAGGAGATATAAAAGAATTTTGAGCATCTTTAGTTACAGAGTGTAAATCTAATGCTGCATTCTTTGCTTGTGTTGCTATTTTAGAATTAGATAGTCCGGTAGCTTTTCTAGTAGTAGTTGTTATTATATTTTTCAATGGAGTTAAACTTGTTACATTAGTAATATTTGCAAACAATTTAAGTTTCATTCTAGTAAGACCTCCCCAATAAAAATCTTCTTCTGGGGTTGTCAAGACTCCATCATCCTTAAATCCAAGCTTCTCATAAATATGTCTAGCATCAGGAGATCTACCAGGCACTTCAAGAGTAACATATTTATAACCTTGAGACTTAGCAAATCTAATCAACTCTGTTAGAATAGCCTGAGAATATCCTTTACCTCTATAATCTTCATAAGTTTCAATCCACATTATATTTAATTCTTCTTTGTTATATTTCTCTTTTCCCATAATTAATTGTTTTTTTTATAATTTTTCTTATCTTTAAAATTATTGCGGAGAGACAGGGATTCGAACCCCGGGTACCTCGCAGTACAACGGTTTTCAAGACCGCCGCAATCGACCACTCTGCCACCTCTCCTAAAACAGCTCTCCGTGGTAATTACGATATACCGACCCTTTGATTAACAGTCAAATGCTCTGCCTCTGAGCTAACGGAGAATATTATTTTTGAGCCTCTTGTCGGATTCGAACCAACGACCCCGAGATTACAAATCACGTGCTCTGGCCAACTGAGCTAAAGAGGCAATTCTGATTTAATTATGAAATATAAATCAGAAAATATCATAAAACTTAAAAGCCTTATATATGTGTAGTAGAATAAACGAGTGCTATTTCTTTACTACACTTTTTATATAGAAATAGTACTAATTACCTATGTCGTAGTAGGTATTATCATAATTTAAAGTAGAGATACATAGTTCGTGAGAATAGTGTATCTCATTTTTTATTCTATTCCATGTTCTTTTTGAAATAATCTCATAAAGTCTGCTACTATTTGCTTAGACTCTTCACTATTCAACTCTTCATTTCCAGATTCTTCTGCAATTTTTTTCAATTCAAGATCAGAACCTTTAACAATTATCTGACTCTTCATATCTTCTAATTGTTGAATAAATTGCATAATTTTTTCTCATATCTATTTTTAATATTTATTTTATTAAATTAGACTATATCATCTAAATTATATTTCAAATTTAGTTATACATTTAGTCGTTGAGAAAGGATTTATATTAGTAATCCTTTTTGCTGATTTATGTTTTAACTATCTTTCAGCATTTTAGTATAATTTTCTTAGTATTTCAACTAAGCCGCAGATATATTAACGGCAATAAATGAATCTTGTAAAGTCATTTGTGAACTATCAAAGAGTCTCATTGGATCGAGTATATAATCAATACAAAGACAAAGTTTAGAAATCATATTGAGAATTAAAATAGGTCTTATACTTTGAAATACCTCAGAAACATATAATTCTAAGATATGTCTAGACTTCGGATCTGCCACATTAACTAAAGTATTTGAGAGGCTTCCGAAATCAACATGAAGATCTATATTATATTCTTTATTATAACTAGTAAAGACTTCATTCAATTTATGAGTTAATTCTAGTGCTTTTTGTTCTTTTTGATTACTCGCAATAGCACTAGCATCCATAATAATATTGCGAGCCGTTTTAGGGAGTACTGGAGCTGACCCTATAATATTTTTTAGGTTTTTAGATACATCCTCTTCCGGCTGCAAAATCTCATAATCTCCCGGGTCATCAACAGCTCTCCCTTCTTTCCCTAAAATTTGTTTCTTAAATTCAGGGTCACTAAATGGGTTAACTGTTCCTATCATACATTTATTATTTTATAGTTCTCGCGCTTTACAACTATCAACCGTTTACTTTTTGCACCTAGTGCGATTAATCTTCGGTTGTAAAAATCTAGCGCGTTTGTTCTATAGAGGAGATTGATTACACTACCTCTATAGATTATTTCTTTTACTTCTTAGATCTCCATTTTTTAGCAAATTCTTCTTTTGTCATTTTTCCATCTGCTACTTTTACTCGATCTACTGCTAATTTTGTTTTAGTATCAAGACTACCACTACGTTTTCTAGCAAGCTTATTAAGTGCAACACCTGCTCTAGTACCAGCATAAGATCCTGCTGCACCTGAAACAGCGCCAATTCCGGCTCCAATAGCTGCACCCTTTTTACCACCAACTACAGCACCTAATATACCGCCACTTATACCACTACCAATTGCTGCATACTTAGCTGCCTGTTTTCCGTATTTATGAGATTTTCCATCTTCAAAAGCTTCAACAAATGCTTCGCGATCCTTCTTAGTAGTCAGAGCTTTATTCAACTTAATATTAATCTTATCACTAGTTGTAAGTTTTGGCTCATCATCTTCCTCTTTTTTTTTTATCAGAGAAATCCTTTTCTTCCAAACTTTCTGCATCTTCTGCAACACTAAAGGTTCTCTCTTCCTCATTTTCCAGTGTTACATCAGTAGTAGAGAAGTATCTCTCTTCTCCTGTCTCATCTTGTAGTAATGAGAATACTTTACGTCTAATATACATACTTAATTACTGTTTTTATTTGATTTATATTTAAAATATTTTTTAAGAGGTTTTATTACCTTCTTAATTCTATCACTCTTTCGTTTAGTTACCCCAAGTTTATCTGTTTCTTCTAAGGTATCTACACTAGAATCAAGAGGATCAAGAATATATCTTGTAATTACCTGACTTGATTTTTGATAAGTTACACCTTCAGGGGCAGCTTCTGAATAACCGGAAAATCTTTTAATTTTCATTTTATATACGGTCTTAGTGGATCAAATCCTTTCTCTTCTTGTTCTTTAGAATCTTCCACTCCTTCTGTAAATGTCTTTTCTTTAATCATAATCTTACAAGTTTGTTTTCATTGATACTGTTGGCGTAGGCTTTGATTTTGTTTTGTACAATCCTATATTATTTACTTCCTGCCTACTATTCTGAGCGTCAATTTTCTTTACTTTTAATTGATTATCTTTTTGAGCTTCATCCTTTTTCTGTTCTAGTTTCTGAGTTTGATTGACTTGCTTCATTTCTTGCATTCTTTCCTCAGCTTGCATTCTCTGTCGCATTTTCTGAGTTTCTAGGATTTGACGTTGAAGTCTCATTTGTTCTATTTGCAAGTCCTTAGAAGTCATTTCTTGTTTAGCTAGACCAATTTCTGGAGACTGTTCTGGAGTGGGATCATTAGAAGCAAATAATTTACGTTTAATTATCATCTTCTTTGAATAATTTTAACTGAGTCCAAGCTGTTCTCGTTGTGCCTGAAGTTTTTGATTAAGAAATTCTATATACTGCTTAATCGTATCTTCATTTATTAGAGATTCTGTACTTGGGTCAATATCTTTAAGTAAGTTTTGAATATAACTTAAATATGATTCTGGTTCAATTAATGGAGTTGCTTGTTCTAAAGTTTGGAGTGCATTAGATAAAACTCCAGAGATACCTTGAACTAAACCACTAACTGATTCAGCTTCATTTATCTGATTGTTATACTCTACAGTTGTTTTCTGGAATATATGAATTTGAACTAAACTTGGATCTAAATCTTCATTATATATTACCTTATAAATACTACAAACAAGATTTACTATTGAATCTTTTATTCCTGAAATTAATGATGTTACTCTTGAATTAGCTCTTTCTGACTGTTGAAGTACTGCAATGATATCTCTATAATCTTTTTATTATAGTTTAGAATATAAATTCAACTTTTTATAAGTTGGTAAGTCTTTATTCGTTATACCTTAGATTAATCCTAAGGCTTGGTATTACTAGTATTAATAGTTTCACCAAATTTACTTACTAATAATCTAAAGAATTGCTTCTCTAGACGGCCAATTTATTAACCACTTACTGCCAGATGTTCCATCTAATATAGTAGATGGTAATCCAAGAGGAGAAAGAACACTATTTCTTACATAATCAAGATTCTGTATAAGATCTAAAAGTTTGTCTGTTAATTTATCAAGTGGGAGTAGTGAAGTCCTTGAGGTAATGGTACTATTATAGTCAGGAAAAACCTTAACATTTTGAGTTAATGCAGACTCAATGAACGAGGTGACATCGAACTGAGATGTGATGAATGAAGACAACTCATTCGTATTGTTTGCAAGTTTCTGTAATCGAGCGCATAATTCGTTCATTGTCTCTAGAGGGACACTTTTCGAATATTAACAATTATTTAGTTAAACTAGACTATATCTTTAAGAATTTATATATAAACTCTCTCTTTGTATCTAGTCGTTGAGAAGGTAGTTTTTACTATCTTTTGCTGATTTATCTTTACTTGATCTTCCAGCAATTTACAAAGTTCCATTAGATTTTATTTATCTAATCCGACAAATTTTAATCGGTATTTAATCCCAATAATTGAGGCGATGAAAGATCTCTTAACGAAATAAGAGATATCAAAAGCTCTTTTATAACTAATTCTTTTATCTTCAAAATACTTGAATAAAATAACGGTTCAGAAGCCATAAATGATTCTTTCCTAAGAACTTTATTTCTATTTTCTGATCCCTTATTTCTTCCTAATTTTGGCTTTTCTGGTTTAGACTTTTCTTTCCATCCTTCTTCGAGATCATTTGTAAGTCGAAGTTTAGGATTACTTATATATATTACCTCAGTACTAGGAATTTCATATAGATTTCCATCATCTCCGATTGCTAAAAATATATCTTCTATATTTCCATCCTCGTTCTTTTTCTTCTTTATAACTACTGCATTTGGATTATTAAGTTCTTCTGTTCTAAATACAAGATGACCTTTTTCATCTCTTTGAGTTTGAAGCATACTATAATAACCTCCATAAAATACATAGTCATTTATATGGTCTCTGATATAGTCAATTATTTTAATATCTTTTAGAAGTATATCATTTATTCTAGTAGTTACAGATTCATTGTTTGTAGAATCTTCAGGATTTAATACAGAAACTATTTGTTGGGTATCTTGAGATATAAAATTAACTACATAATCTGAAAAGAAATTTGTAGCCATCTTTGTAATATCTAAAAGATAATATGACCTAAGCTCTGCCATTCTATCAAGATAACCGGATAACCTAGAAGAAGGCTGTGAATTACCAAGTAAGGGCGAATTTCTTTCATTATCTAAGAATCTTCCATTTCCAGTTCCTCCAATAACAGAATACCCTCTTCCCCCACCTTTACTAAATACATTTGAACGTACAATTTATTTTAATATATTTTATTAAATTTAGACTATATTATCTAAGTACCTACTATAGTCGTTGAACTCTATTTTTAATCGATAAATAGAGATGCTGATCTATATTTTATATTTTCCAGCATTTTAAGGTATTTTCTTAAGATTTTATTCTATCTTAAGCCTCTACTACATAATTAAAGGTATACGTGAATTTCCAAAACTAATTCCTGAAAATAACTTTTGAAATATTGTTTCTGATTTTTTCATATTTTATATAATTTTGAATAATCTATAATAGAGTTTATATCCTCTCCATTTAAAATTACTCGATTTAATAATTGTTCTACTTTTTCATAAGTGTTATATGTATACGGAATTTCTATAAGGATGATATTATTCTCTTTACAATATTTTCTAACTTCATTATCTCTATTTAATTGTTTAAGAAAACCTTCATCTGTTTTATGAAAATAATCTACTTTCTTATAATGTTGTAGTCCATTATACTCTATCCACAAACAACAATTATTATAATTAAAAACATAATCTATTCTAATGTTCCTATTATTTAATTTTATAGAATATTCCCTTGTATAATCAATTTGATTTGTTTCTAACCACTTTAATACATTTAATGCGCTTTTTCCTCCTAATTTATTACAATCAGGACATCCAGATCCATAAACATGATCATAGGCTGTTTGTTTAAAAAACTTTCCACACCTATTACAATAGATGTCTAATTTTTCAATGGTTTGTTACTTGGAGAAATTTCCATTACAACCGGATAGGTGTACTTTAATGGTACAGGTAATAATTTATCATTTTTAGACATGTTATTTAATTATCACTTCGCGAGATATCAATTATTACGTAACCTTACTTAGATTTAAAGTGAGAGGATAGAGTAGCTAATTCTATCCTTTTCACTATTAACATGTCTAAATAAGTCTTTGCGATATCTCATCGTTGACTTTTGTAGTCCTAAGGAGAATCGAACTCCTCTTTCGAGAATGAAAATCTCGCGTCCTAACCGATAGACGATAGGACCACATTTTTAATAAGACTTCAAAGCCTTATATATGTTAATATAAGAATTTAATCTTCACAATCTGTGTTGATTAAATTTGCTACGCAGAGATACATGGTTCGTGAGAATAGTGTATCTCATTTTTTATCATTAAGGTATGTAGTAGAATAAATCAGTATAAGTTTTTTACTACAATAAAACTTGGAACTTATACTAATTACCTATGTAAGGTAATTTTATTATTGTTATTTGTCGTAAAAGGCAGTACAGTTTGTGAAAATAAGACAGTATTATTTTTATCACTTCAAAGCCTTATATATGATTTAAAAAATTAATTCTCATTTTTTATGAGGATTAAACTTGCTACATTAATTTTTGTAGTAACTTGCCAAGAGATACATAGTTCGTGAGAATAGTGTATCTCATTTTTTTATTATTAGAAATATATAATAAACTGAATATCATTCCTTACTACATCCTTAAAATGGAATAGGTATTCAATTATAGTAAAAGTAATTTAAAATTAAAGATAGTTTACTTCTTTTTCATAAATGTAGTATAAGCATTCTTACCATACTTAGACTCGTAATCCTTTACTATATTTTCAGCACGTTTCTTTGCTTTATTTCTATTATATAATCCAGATATAGTTGATCCAATCACAGCCCCTGTAGCAGCTGTTTTTAAATTACCCATTGCTAATCCAGGCAAACTCCCAACAAAACCACCAATAACTGCTCCTGCGGCTCCAATCTTATTATGAATGTTTTTATCGAATTTTGAAATTTGATATAATTTAGAATCCTGCATAAATTTATTAACACCATTCATAATAACCCATTCACCATCTTTATACAAATAAAGATAATCTCCAGATTTTGCTTTATAAAGAGTACTTCCATCTTCCAGATTGCTACCTGAGTTTGGATTTATATTGTTTTTATGCCACTCTATATCTGGTTGAGTTTGAGAAAATCTTTTAACTTTCATCATAATATTATTAAATCATCTAAAGCAAATCTTTTTATTCTTCTCTTATTTCTCCAGTCATTACATCAACACTATTACCTCCTCGCCGAACATCACCAAATATATAAACAGGACGAGTATAAGATGGATGTAATGGATGTCTGAGAACTACATTTCTAGATTTAATAATCTTTTCTGCTTTAACTAATTCTTGAAAAGCATCTTCTAGAGTCATACCTACATAAGGAGTTATAGATCTATCTTCAAGCCAGTTTTCATTGATTAGTTTAAATTCATAGGCTTCTTCCGACTCGGCCGCAACATTTACAAGAAGCGTTTTTCCAAGAGGTAATGAATAAACAATTACCATTCCAGAAACTTCAGGGATAAAACTATTATTTTCTTCAATTAGTATACCTTGCGCTTCATAGAATCTAGCGGCCGGATAAGAAGCCATAACCATAATATTTACAGCTTCAAGAGTTTTATTAAATTTCATATTTTATAATATTTATATTAAGTTCTATAGAGGAGATTGATTACACTACCTCTATAGATTATCTTTTTTATTTCTTTTTATGATCATATAACTTTTTAGCCCCGATCATCGCACCACTAGCTAAAGCAACTCCTCCAGCTATTTTACCAGCTTTTGTGTTCATTAATTTTTTAGCCCCATTCAGAATCTTCTTTGAGTCTTTTGTTGTTTTTTGAGCTACTTCTGCAACTTTTTGAGTTTTCTCAGCGGATTTCTTTACTGCCTCTGTAGAAACTTTCTTAGAACCTTTGGATGTCATCTTATCAACTACAACATCAGGCTTAGTTGACGTTGTTCTTACAGTAGTTGTTGTCTGACCACTTTTCTTAGAAGCAATTTTATGAGCAGTTACATTACCACCTTCTTTCTTAACAGTTATATCTCCTGCACCTTGATTTTTAATTTCAAGACCTCCCGGATTTGTCGCAACTGACTTTCTAGTTTTAGAGATATTCTTTACTTGTTGAGAAGCTTGACCTGCATTACGATTAGAAGACTCAACTGCTTTTTGTGCTTTCTGAGTAAGTTTCTGAGCTTCTTCCATTTTCTTCTCATCAACTAAATTAGCTGGATTAGAAACTATTTTAGCTGCTTTTTCTTGTGCCTTAGCTGCTTTATTTGCTTGCATTTCGGCATTGTGAATAGATCTAGCTAATTTTCTATTCTGTTTTCTTTGTCTAGCACCGAATTCTCTCTGTTCTAACTCTTCTTCGGTTGGAATTGAAATACTAAAAATTCTTTCTTCAAGATTATCCAAAGTTACATCGGTCGTAGAAAAATACTTCTCTTCTCCTGTCTCACCGTCTTGTAGTAGTGAGAATACTTTTCTTCTTATGTACATAATAATTGTTTAAAGTGTTAATTATTTTACCCCTCCCCCCTTGTTTAGAGAGAATTATTAAGAGGAAAAGAGGTTAGTATAGATATTAGACGTTTGTAGGGATGGTGAGACTCGAACTCACACGCCTTCATTCTTAGCACAAGATCCTAAGTCTTGAGTGTCTACCAATTCCACCACATCCCCGAAAATAGTGTTAGATAAAAAGTTCTAACACTTTATAATATTCTCTTAATGTTTATTTGCATGATAAGCGGCTAGAGCTTTTTCAGCATCTTCACGGGTATCATAGTGTGCATCCCAATATTCGGCCGGAGAAGTTTTCAGGCTAATAATTCTCCAGACACCGTTTGAATCTTTTTGAACTACTCCAGATTTTCGTGCCTTTTCTGCTATAGCCTGAGGTACTTTTTCTCGGCCGGAATAATTCTTTTGCCTGAGGATAATCATAATTAATGAATATTACCTAAGAAATCATTAAGAGTTTTTAATGCATCATTTCTAGAGTCCAAGTTAGAGTCTCCAGCTTCACGTGCTTCTGTTTCGATTGCTTCTTCAGCTGCTTCAGGAACTATTTCTACTTCTTCTACTGTTTTATCAATTTCCTGAGATGCTTTTTCATAACCTTCTTGAACTGCTGATGCTTCTTGAGCCGGTTTCTTTTCTATTTCGGCTCTTTCATGGCTATACTCTGGACTTCCAGGAGCTGCCGCAATATTCGCAATTTCTTCTTCATGCGAATAGGTTTTATTTCTAAGTATAATCATAATCTTTTTATGTATATATGGTTAATTTTTATTTTTCTTCCAACTTCCTAGTTTTATATAGGACCACCAAGAATAATGTTTTCTGGTTTTTAAATATTCCAGGTTTTTATCATTTAGATGTGCTTCTTCCTCAAGACTAATATCATGATAAGCATAACCAAAGCTAAATCCTGAAACTAAAAGACATAATAACCACTCCAAGAAATACCATACATAAAATCCGATATAAGCCATTTCTTTCATTTGTGCTGTATGTATTTCTTCATGATTTAAGTCTTCTGGTTTTATATTAGCATTCTTCCTTACAAATAAAATTCCAAAGATATTTACTGCTTTATAGCCTGGAAAAGGAATAATATTATTTCTTATTATTTTCATGATTTATGTATTTACTTATATCTAATAATCCATTATCATACTCCCAATGATGATTAGGACATAAACCTATTAAATTAGAAATATCGTTAATTTCTGATATTAATGAATCCTCACTAAAATTACTAACTGCCTTTATATGTGCTACTTCCACATGATTGGTATATCCACAAACTATACATTTAGGATCAAGACAATTCTTAAAAAATATTTTTCTTGCTGAATTTTGAATATTAGATCTAGCGTTCTGCCAATTAGAACGTTTTTTAAATAAATCTCCTTTAGTTACAGATAAAATTGGTACAGTATCTAGTTGATTTTGTTTAAGATTTAAATTTATTCCCAAATTCGAACATCTTTTTCTTATTTTATCCCTAATAAATTTAGATCCATGTTTATTATATCCAAGTGAAACTAATATATCTTTCCAATTATCCTTTGTCTTGATAATTTCAATAAAATCATTATCAGATATGAGATCTAATTTACTATTATTAGAATTTTGTTTTTTGTTAGCTATATGAATCTGTTTTCCTTTATTAAAAGTTTCATTAGGATTTATATTTCTTCTCTTAGGTAACACTATTCCTAACTTTTTTGCATTCTTTCTAATAGTATTTCCAGATACTCCATATTTTTTGCCAATTTCTTTATAAGATAAATTTTCTTTAAAAATTAATCTCTCTAATTCATCTTTATTGTACTTATTCATATAATTAAATTTACTACTTCCCGTAATATCAATTAAAGTTTTTTTTATTAATAGAAGAGAGTCTTACTAAATCTCTCTTCTATATTTTTATAAATACAATAAAGAACTTACGATATCACATCGTTAGTATGTATGTAGCAGGAGCTCGATTCGAACGAACAACCCAAGCTTATGAAACTTGTCAGATACCATTTCTTTCATCCTGCGATATATTTTTTTATTAATTATTTTCTTCCTAGTCAACGAAGGGTATATAGGAAATTCCTATATCCCATAAATTTCTACTGTCTTTTACTTTTGTTGATCTTTTCTCTTTTCATACATCATTTCATAGTACTCTTGAGGAAAAGTTCCAGTCATACAGATATAATTTCCTGTTTTAGCAGACTGAGTAAAATACCACTTAACCGCTCTTTTAAGAGGGTTAAAGATTACTTTCTTAAAAATTGTTGTCATGATTAATTTAGTTTTTATTAGTTAAATTTAGTTGTAATTTATATTTATTTGTTTCCCCTGTGTGAATCGAACACACGTTATGGGATTAGAAATCCCAGGTTCTATCCGCTGAACTAAGGGGAAATTAACTAATAATCACTAAGTCGTTCTATAGAGCTAAACCAATAACTCTATAGATTATATTTTTATTCTTTATTTTTACTTTTTCGATATCTTTCTTTTCTATCACTATTTTTGTTTCTAGATTTATAAGTATCCAACTGAGAATCACAATTAGGACATATCAATCTAAGATTCTCTCTACAATTGTTATTAGCATGTCCATCTACATGATCTAATATAAAAGTAATAGGTTTACCGTTCCAAGAGTCTTCCATACCACAAATCTCACATTTATGATCTTACTCTTCTAAGATATATTTTTTAGTCCACTTCATACATTCTTTTCCATAGTATGGTTCTGGATCTTTCAAATAATTCTCATATTTTTCTCTAGATTGATGCTCTTGTTGACACTTATTACAACAATAGAGTCCATAAGAAGTTTTCTTAGGAGTAAACTCTTTTCCACAATTCTTACAGATAGCCTTTTCCTTCTTAGAAACTCCTTTTCTAAATGTTTCACTAGAGTTTATTTTCCTTTTCTTAGGTAGCTCTATCCCTAACTTTTTAGCTCTTTTTACAATAGCATAACCAGAAACACTATATCTTCTACCTATCTCTTCATAGGATAGCTTTTCTTCGAAGATTAACTTCTCTAATTCTTCTTTTGTTACATTACTTAATTTACCTTCGTTCATTTTGTGAATAACTAAGTTACTTCCAGTGAATCGTAAACAATACATCTTATTAATTCTATTAAAGAGAGCCCCGTCGAGCTCTCTATCTTTCACAAAATGAATTAATAAGGAATCGATTCATATCGTTAACTTATCGCGGAGATGTAGAGTTCCGACCTCTAATCGTAAAACACGATCGATCTGCTTAGCAGGCAGTCCCTATTCCATTATAGGTTACTATCTCCGTTCCTATTATTTATCTTTCTTTCTAAGTTTCATTCCAGCTGCTATACCTGTTCCAATTAAACCAGCAGTCGTAGCTATTTTTCCAACTCTTCCTGTTCTTTTGGCGATATTTGCATCTTTATTAGATATTAAAGTTTTCTTAAGAGCTTTAACACCTGATTTATAGGCTTCATTATTTTTAGAGGTAGATGCTTTATATACTTGATCTGCTTTCTTGACTTTTCTTTTGTGGAAAATTAGATCTAAAGCGCTTCCTGAATTAGTTTCACCACGAGCTACTTCTGCTTTAAAATTATTAGCTTTCCTGGTTGAATCAAGTTTCTTAATACCTTCTTTAAATGCTTTTTTTGCTTTCTTTGATTCCTGACTGGTTATATACTTCTTAGCCCCACGTTTTATTAAGTCTGTTGCTCCTACAGTTCCAGCTGTTCCGACTAGTGCAGTTCCGATAGCTTCTCCGACTTTCTTTGGAGTTTCATTGTCAGAATCAGAATATGTTTTATTTCGTAGTATTTTCATATTGATTTAATTTGTTTATAGTTTCCCAGTATTTTTCCTTGTCTTCTGAGAAATATTGTTCTTTTAATAATCTAATTGATGTAAGATTAGGGAACAGATTGTAGATATTCCCTGACTCTCTATTTAAATCCTTTGTTAATATTTCTTCAGTAAACCAAAAAACATCTTCAAAGTAATCCATCATAGTTTACCTTTCTATTAATCCAATCCGCAAGTATCTCTATAATTATTGCTGTAATGATATTCTAATTCAAACACTCCATGGATATTAACATAAGAATAGTATGTTAATAAATCTTCAGTATTCTTTTTATAAAAATTCAACCCTAGAATACCTCTTACTCTATTTCCAAAATCCAAATCTAATTCATTTAATAGAGTAGAAGATATTAGTTTTCTATTAACTCTAAATTCATTTAAAACTTTATCTCTTATTAAATTTTCTTTAATAATCTTCTCTTTTAAAGAATCTAGATCTAATATTTTTAATGTTTCAGTCAGATTATTTATATTAATAAATATCTCATTATTAAAAAATTTTCAAATGTACTTATATTATTATATAATCTTTTTAATAAATCTATATATTCCTTCTCATCTCTTATATTAGAATTATTCTCTTTTATTCTAAGTAAAAACTCTAAATTCTCTATTTCTTCTTGCAAAGGAATAATAACTTTTTCCCTCTTCTTAAAAATATTAGAAAATAAATTATTCACGTTTTCTTTGTTTTATCAGTCTCTATTAACTTACCTTTCTTCTGATATTTCCCTAAAATTTCTTCCCAACTCCAAGAATATACTCTAGATGGAGTTTGTCTAGTTCCAGTTCTATAAGTTCCAATAAGTTTTTCTCTCCCCAAGACTTTAACTGCCGCTATAAATCTGAGCCGGAGTTCTTGTAGATACCAATATTCATCAGGGAGAACTAATACCTTCGGAGATTCTATTATTCCAGGTTTTACTAGTGAATCGGCTCTTCCCATTAGCGGCTTGTATATATAATAAGTAGCTCCTTCTATGTTCGTATCCTCTCCCGGAACTGCTGATATTCCTGAAAGTGCTGATCCTACATCTGGGTACAAATTAATTTTCGGTTTTATATATTCTCCATCTAAGTCTGGTCTTGATGATATATAGAACAGATCGGAGACACTTTTTGTTTTTCTCTTTATTATCATATGAACATAGTATTTTTACAAAGAACTAAAAAGAAGAGGTCGGAGCTAAGTCCCGGGATACAAAATTAAGTAACCTACTTAACCCATCTCCGCAGCAACTTTAGCGCCGAACCTAATCCCTGAAAACAATTATTATCTTAAAAAATATAATATCGATTTCTTAGTATAAAAGGAAGAATCTGTGTCCATTTATATGTGAGAAATAAACAAATTATTAACAACTATGAAAAAGAACTTACTTAGTAGAAAACTAATCGCTATTAGTAATATATGGATATGAAAAACAAAATTACCACGTTTGGAAAGGAGGGAAGGACACAGATTCTCCTTATATTTCATGTATAAGGCTTATATTAAATTTAACCCTCAAAAGGTGGGTTATTTTTGATGTTTTTTACTACTTTTTACCCTAAAATGAGCCAAAATAACCCACTTTTATTTTTTATCTTCAAAATTGATGAAAATTCGGTAACTTATTTATGAAGACACAGGAGCTTCCCTCTAGTCCCTCCACTCCATGTTTACACATTCCGTTACGGGGGCCTTCGGCCTCGAGACTGAATAAGATATCCCAGGATTTTTAAAATATACTCCATGAACTTTATTATACTTTTATATTATTATTGACACCCCTTTGGCCCTTCAGGCCAGGGGCGGTGTCTCCATTATAAAAGTGATTACTTTTTTTCAATAAATTTATTATATAGTATATGGTTTATTTTACTCTATTTAAAGTAATCAAAATGCGAGTATGAGAGCTTCAGATCTTTATTAATGTAAGAGGGAGACTCCTGTGTCTTCATTTTTATGTTATAATTTAACTGAACTCTGTATTGAGTTCTAGAAAAATATTAATAAAAACTTAAATAAATAAAATCTATGATTAATAAATTAAATGATTATGTAGTTCCTAGAGGGATTAGATTTATATCAGAACTAGGAACGGATTTTAGATTTTACAAATTACCAGTAAAATGTATAATAAATAAACAACTTCCAGGATGTGGTTTTACAGAGTATTGCTTGAGGGGTCCTGAGAATGTTATATTATGTAGTCCCAGAAAGATGTTATTGAAGAATAAAAAGGACCAACATGGAAGAGAGGTTTATTTAGTTGTGAATGAACTAGAAAAAGAAGTAGCCGTAGATAAAGATCTCTCTAAGGTAGATAAGTCTCAAGCATTTATAGATACACTCAAGGAGATGGTTCATGGAAAAGATACGGTTTATAATAGATTAATGAATGAGATCAAGGATTACTTAGGAGAAAGAAGATACTTAGGAAAACCGGCGAAGATATTAGTTACATACGATTCATACCGAATTGTAAAAGATATCCTAACTTCTCTCGGAGTTTTTGAGGGATTTTATACTATAGTCGACGAGTTCCAAACAATACTCCACGATTCAAAATTCAAGAGTAGTACTGAGTTAGATTTCTTATATCACCTACAACAATCTCATTCAGCTTTATTTGTATCAGCTACCCCCATGCTTGAAGAATATCTGAATATGTTGGATGAATTCGATGGTCTTCCCTATATTAATATGGATTGGGGTAAGGAAGATTCAACTCGAGTTCTTAGACCTTCTCTTAAAGTACTTACAATGAAGTCGGTTGGTACAAAGCTTCCAGAAATCATACAATCATATAAGGATGGTAATTTCGAGAGAGCAATTCGAATGGTTAATGGTTACCCTAGAGAAATTATTTCTGATGAGGCTGTTTTCTATGTTAATTCAGTCAATCATATTACATCTATCATAAAGAAGTGTGAACTTAAACCGGAAGAGGTTAATATATTGTGTTCAGATACTTCAGATAATCTTAAGAAAATCCAGAAAAAATTAGGGAAGAAGTTTAAAATAGGTGAAGTACCATTGAAAGGGGTTAAACCTAAGATGTTTACATTTTGTACTAGGACAGTATATCTGGGTGCAGATTTCTATAGTCTCTGTGCAAGATCGTTTATCTTTAGTGATTCTAATATTGACTCCTTGGCTGTTGATATATCTGAAGATCTCCCACAAATACTAGGTAGACAGAGATTATTTGCAAATCCATGGAAGAATGAGGCTATCTTCTATTATAGATCTACTTGTGATTATAGAAAGATTAGTCAGAAGGAGTTTGATAAAGAGATAGAGAGAAAGAAGAGAGCCACAAATAATTTACTTAGATCTTTTGAATCTGCCCCTGATGATGCTAAGTTTGATTTAGCAGAAAAATATCAGAAGGATGCTAAAGCTTCTAATTATAAAGATGATTATATAGCTGTAAACGAGCATCAAGGGGGTACTCTTATCCCCGTTCTCAATAATTTAGTCCTTGTGAATGAAATTAGAGCTTTCAGGATTCAGCAAATTGATTACAAAGATAGGTTTACAGTGTTCTCTACTATTCATAATTCACTATCTTCAGATGATATAATAAATCAGAGGGTATCAGAATTTTTGGAGCAATATCAGAAACTTGGTACGTTTAAGGCAAAACTTAGATATTTATGTGAATTTGGATTTAATGATAATGTGATTAGTATTGTATTAGATCAGATAGGAGAACATGATAATATTAAATCTTATTATACAGCTCTTGGACCACAAAAACTTAGAGCACTAGGATATGATAGATATAAAATTGAAAAAGAGCTTGGAATAGTTACATTTTCGTATGAGTTATTGGAATCCACCGTTTATAATGAATTTAAGGTAGGAGATAAGTTAACGTTGTCTGGAATAAAAGATAGACTTGGATATTTATATTCTAGTATTAATTATACTGCTGTTCCTAAAGCAACTGATCTCGAGAAATTTTTTGAAGTAAGACCTATTGTGATATATGAAAAAAAAGATAATGGGTCAAGAAAGCAAATTAAAGGTTATGAATTATTAAAAAAGAAAGGATAATAGATTATGATATATTTGATAGAAAGTTCAGGATATAGTGTGGATGATAAAGATACTATAAATTATTTTAGATTATTAAAAATAGGCTATACTGAAGATAATTGTAGGGATGGTAGATTTACGGCCTATAAGCTTCACAATCCAACCTATAGAGTTCTTTGTGAGGTTCCTGGATTAACAGAGGGAGATGAAAAGAATGTTCAGTATAAGTTTAGAAAGTATTTATACTCAGAGTATGGGATGGAGTGGTTTGAATATAATAAAGAGATAGTAGATTTCTTTAGTGATTCTAATGTAATAGAAAATATAAAATCTCTCCCTAAGTGTCCTGTTCTGGAGCATAGAGAATTAACTAAATTAAAGCAATATGTAAAAACTATTCTAGGAATTCTTAAGGGAATTGATAAAAGTATCAATATTAAGTACCTATATAAAGAGGTATTTAATAGAAAACTTCGTTCTATAGATTTAGTATATGAATTTTTAGAATTAAGTATTGATAAGAACATTTTAGATAAATGCAAATATCTTTTAGAGTGTAGAGAAACCGGTGTATATTGTGAGAATCCAGAGGATAATCGGGAGGTATCAGAATTTTTAGAACAATATCAAAAGTTTGGAACATTTAAATCTAAACTTAAGTATCTTTGTGAATGTAGTTTTAATGATACTATGACTAATATAATATTAGATCAGATTGGAGAACATGATAATATTAAATCTTACTACTTAGCACTTGGTCCTCAAAAACTTAGAGCATTGAAATATGATAGATATTATATAGAAAAGGAGTTAGGAGTAGTAACATTTAGTCAAGAACTTCTAGAGTCTAATATATATTCAGAATTTAAGGTTGGGGATAAAATAACTTTAGCTGATATAAAATCCAGACTTGAGGTGTTATATAAATCTATTAATTACGATGCTACACCTAAGGCAAAAGACTTAGAAAATTACTTTAATGTAAAGGAGTCTTCAGCCAGAGTAGAGATAGATGGGGTTAAGAAGGTGGTAAAGATATATAATATAATAAGTAGAAAGGAGGTGTGTTAATTATGTTTGATAAAATTAAATCAGCTATTTTTAAAGCTACTCGGAATACTTTATCAAGAAAAGATCCAGAGATAGTAAAGTGGAATAATGAGATGGCAAAATATGAAAAGAAATTCTTTAATGAGTATTTATCAGATTTTAATGAAAGTAATTATGAATTCTTAAAATTAATTTCTACAGATAATCATGATACTCAGAAATATTCTACTTCATATGAAAAATATCAAATTATTGAAGATTTTAAGAATCTCATTAAGGGAGATAAAAATGATGCTATAATCATGACGGAATTAGTTTCAGATCCTAGTAAAAGAGGTGAACAACTTATGAAAGATCTAGATAACTATAGGAAAAGATATGATGAGTTATTTAATGATTTAGAGCTCTGTGCAATGATTTATAAGGATCCTCTTTTAGGAGATAAAATAAGTAATTGTGTAGTGTTGGATATCTTTTTACATGGGCCTGAAACAGAAGAACTTGAAAATATAAAAATTAAACATAGAATTTTATTATGATCATAAGACGTAAATTATTTTCTAAAGAAGAAAAACAAGAAAGAAGCAAATCTGATATAACTTCTGATGTAACCGTTGGAGCAGGAATGGGTGCTTTGATAGCAGGTTCTGGAAGATTATCCTATGAAAAAGCATTTAATCCTCAAAAAGAGGTAACAGAAGATTCTATAAAGAAATTATATCGAAAGAAAAGTAACCGAGATACTGATAAATTAAAAATGAAGCATAGATATAGTAATGCTAAACAGGCAGTAAAAGATATAGTTACTGGAAAGAAATCAGATCTTATTGAGAAAACTAAGAGAAATGAACATCAATCTAAGGAAATAGGTTTAAAATTTCTAGATAATAAAAAGAAATTTTTAGATAAACCCTTAGAGGAATTAAACGAGACAGTTAAATCTGGAAAGAAATTATATAAACCAGTGAAAAAAGTTGGAAAGTATGCAGCAATTGGAGCTGGAATAGGAGCTGTTTACGGTTTAGGAAATAATCTCAAGAAACAAAGAGATAAAATAGAAGATGCTGCAGGAGATAGAGTTGCAGAAGTAATTAGAGGAATAGGTAAGAAAGGAAAATAACAAAACAACCTAGTAATTCATGGAAGAAAGGATTACTAGGTTTTAATTTTTTATAAATAATGATTATATTAAGATATAAATATTTTAATGAGGGATTGGTTATTAGATGGCCTGTTCCTAATCCAAGTCTTTTATTATATCCTAAAATAGAAAAGACTAATAGATTTAAGAAAGAATATGAACTTATCGGAAAAGATGCTAGAAAACTTGTAGATCGTTTAGAAGAAAGTTTAATGAATGGATATATTTATGAAGATGATCCAGATAATTCTACTAAAGAAGAAACTCATTGTCTAGAAGATTTTAATGAATATGCAGGAAATTATCCACATTTAGTATATAGTAAAAGAATAACAGGACAATTAAGATTTAATTATTCTATATACAAACCAAAATAAATAACGAAAGATGGAAGAACTTATTATGAATCTAGAGTTGTTCTTGAAAATTGTTGGGATCATAAATTCAGAGATATAGAGTATTGGGGAACTGATTATCCACAAAGAGATAGATACAATTTAAAAGAAAATTTAGTTAGTATTAAGCCTTACAAAGAAAGAAATTCTAAATGGTGGAATTATAAAGCAGTAGTATCTAAAAAGATAGATACAGCAACTAAATTAGATATAGAATGTACTGATGGAGTTAAAAATTATTATACAGAAATATTTCCAAGATCTACAGAAAGTAAAAATCCTATAAGACCTAGTGTTGAAAAATCTGAAAATCTCAAAACATTTAGAATAAAAAGAGTTACACCTGATAGAGATGAAAAATACATATACTATAAACCTTAATAGTGAAATTATAAAAAAATAGTAATTATATGAAAAAACTAATAGGGAAAAGAAGTATTATAGATTTTGTATTTTGTAATGATAATAATTTAGATTATATTTCATATACTAAAATTTCTGATATATTTCGAGCTATTAATGATCCAACAGGGAGATATACACCTGGAATTTATTTAATGCCTTTTTCGAAGAATTATTTAATAGATTCAGTAATAGCTCTTAGACTTATTATTTGTTGGGTGGAATTTCGAGAGAAGGATCCAGAATTATTAAAAAGTTTAGAAAGTTATTTATTATCTTTAGGTATAATCTCTGGATCTTTTACTTGGTGTGATTATATGAATAGGTCTTGGGAAAATATTATAAATGATTTTTGCCCTGGGATAAATTATAAAAATGATAATCCTTCATTGGAAAATAATTGGTTAGGGGATGTTCCGGAGGATTTAGATGAACTTCCCTTTTTAACTAGATATAATCAGGCTAGTATTACTGATGAGCTACTAATTAATAAATTAAATAATGAAAATATACAATTATGGAAGCACTAAATGTATAAAATACTACTTTATATTAATTCTCGAAAATTGAAAAGTGTAATAGAATAGCTAGATGTATTGTAGCTATAAAAGGATATGAGAATTTTATTATAGGGAAATTTTTATAAATAATTTAATATATATGAGAAAGATAATCAAATTTAGAAATAAGAAGGGAAGTAAAATTTTTTTTCGAGTATGTAGATGTAGATGAAGTTATTATATCTGTATATTGGGATAAAGGTAATATTCGCTATGATAGATACGAAGATATGCCAATAACTAGATGTAGTCTGGTTGCTACTTTTTGGGACCATGAAGAGATCCTTAAAAGAGTATTAAAAGATGATAAAGTAGCTAGGAGATGGTTTAGGAGGAATGTGAAGCCCATTATTATCGATGAAAACGGATTAACACTAGGAGATTTTATATTACCTAATGATATAGTAGATTATGAAAAAGCAAGAAAACATGATCGTATGATTCTTGGACTTGAAGATAAGTAATAAACACTAGATTAATAAAAAGAGTGATTAGGTTTGCTCTTTTTATTTTTTTCTTTCTAATCAATAAAAAAAGGTACTTCCATCCCCTTGAGGTTCTTATAATTGAAAGTAAAAATACTCCTCTCAGAAACACTAAGAATCTTATAGATGTGAGAGGAATAAAATAATCTCAAAAAAAGATCCGCGTATTATTGTGTTGCGCGGAATTATATACAAATTTTATATTATATTTTAACTAACATTTATTTTTAATTTATTATTTTATTTAAATTATGGGAAATCGAGTAGATGATTTTTTGAGTAAATTGGCAGCGCAAGCACCAAAAGCAAAAGAAAACAATTTTGAGCAGAAAAACAGATCATTAGAAAAAATTTATCTTAACTTTCCAGGAAATTTTGGTAGATATCAAGTATTTCCGTTGGATAGTGTAGTAACTGACTTTCCGTTTGTTACTTTATTCGGAACTCGTGAAATTAATATCCCTCGTAAAAACATGGCGGCGGATGGAACTGAAAACACTTATAATGCGTGGATTAAGCTCCTACCGAAAAGTGCTTATGTAATGAAAGATATGACAGGTAGATTAGTTTCTTCATTGACCGCCGCAGATGATGAATTATTATCACAAGCGCATATGATCTTTGATGAACTTTATCGAGAACTGGATGCAAAGAATAACCGCGACGAATTAACAACAAACTTAGTCCGGTTGAAGAATTATACTATCTTCCATGCATTCTGTCTTAATAAATGGGATCCGAATGAAAATCGTAACCCTAGTCGTCAGAATTTTACGGCATTGTTCGTTGCGACAGCTAAAATGTTTACATCAGTAGTTGAAGATAATATTCAAGAAAAATCTTTGATGAAAGGTGGAGATAATAGCTGGATTTCAGAAGTTTATAATCGTGATGCTACAGGACGTTCTGGATTCTTGATGTTTAGTATCGGAAAGAAGAAAGACGGAGCAGCCGGATTTGCTATTACTGCCACACATGAAGTTGGTAATGAGAACTTTAAGTCAATTCAGATTTCAGAAGAAGATATGGAATTGGCTGCAGATCCATTGCAATCATTTATGTCTTGGCAGGCTAATAGAGATAACGATACTCCTGTTGGTCAGAAACGTTTATTCAATGCGACCTTGATTAAAGAGTCTATTGAATATATGTCAGAAATTTTAGCAAGCATCAGACTCGCTAAATCTCAGGGAAGTGTAGATTTTAAAGAAGCTGTTACAAGAGTTAATAATGAAGTTCTTGCAAAACAGGTTCCGACAGATAAAAGTGGTTTTCGTCAGACAAATGATCCGATGTTAGCTTCTCTGTCTGGAGGTGGAAATTCTGCACCTCAAGTTGATCTGAGTAAAAACGATCAGGTTTTTCAGACTCCTCCCGTGTATCATAGTGATCCCGTAACAGCCAGCCCTGTAAATCCAGGTAATGGTGGAGGATCTCCATTTGGTGGTGGGCAACAGCCACAGTGGGGAGGATTTGGACAAGGTAATCAACAAGCACCTTTCCAGAAACCAAATTTCGGAGGTAATAATGGTGGAGATGATTTACCTTTTTAATGATCTGAAAAGGAATAATATAAAATAATAAAACTAAAAGGTAGAAGAGATTTTAACAGATTTCCTCTACCTTTATTTGTTTAAAGTTGGAAATAATAATGAATAATAAACAATATTTCTACTGTTTCCTGGATTTTTCACTAATTTTGACAAGGTCCCTCTTCGTGATAAGTAAAGGAAAAGACATCGGAGAATATACGGCCGGGGAATTAATCAGAACCTGTATATGGACGATCAATAAAGTTCTTAGGGATTATGGTATTAGTGCTAGGAAAGTGATTCTAGTTTATGATAAGTGGGATGAATCTATAGGAGGTTATTATACATCTTATCTTTTAGGGGGACAATATAAAGACACAAGGCATTATATGGATGAAACGATTTTTGAGGGTATGAAAAATGATCCGGCCGTTTCTCCCGACGACCTAAAGAAAGCTGCATGGGAATTATATCAAAATCAAGTAAAACAGACAGCTAAATATACAATGATCTCTGAGTTACCTAGATTTGGAATCGGAATGCTTGGGAGAAGTGGCTGGGAAGCTGATAATTGGGCTTATCTATTAAGTTGTGAGCTCTATGGAAAAACAGATCTCCTTAGTCTTTTTGTTACTAAAGACTCAGATTGGATGTATTGTTTATCACCAGCTACTCAATTATTTCGTCTCCCAGGAAAAAATGAAGAACCTAGGATAATAACCTATGATGAGATGTATTATTCAATTCCAGAATCAATTAGAAATGCTGGAATCGGATTATATCAATATCTCAGCCTTAAAGATAGTCTAGGGTATGGACATAATGATCTAAGAAAAACTGTAAAACCTAGAATGAAGTCTGAAAAAGTAATCTTAGAGGTTTTATCAGGAAATTACGAGAACTTAACAGATCTAGAACTTTTTGAAAAACAATATAAAACTTTCGATATATTCAGTTACCCAGGGATTGATGAAGCTAGGGATATGATTAATAACTATCTTCCAGTATGTGGTTCCCTTGGAGATGTTTCTGAATTTAGAATGTTTTGTAGAACTCATAATATCCCAGGAATTTCAGATAGTTATTATTCAGAGTTCATTGGGAGATTAGATCAAAAATTATATTGTGAATAAAATGAAAGACATTGTAACCCTACGTGGAATAAAATATAGCTATGATGAAAGAACTGGCCGAATATTTAAGGAAGGCCAAGTTTTAACATCATCACAAGCAGAACCGGTTTATAGTTACCTTGGAGATAGTTCAGGGGAGCCGGTTTTTGGAGGGATATTACTTAAAGATACAGGTTCAATCTTAACTCTTAATGGTAAAATTTCTCCAGTAACAGATCCTAATACAATAAGTTAAAAAAGAATTATGGCAGGATTATTAGGAGGAATTCTTGGAAAATTGACTGGAAAACAACTCTCAATCCAAGAAATTATGAACATCGACCAAGGAAGAAAAGATAAAGCTTCTGAATGTGTAGTGAGATTGACAAAAGTATATCATGTTCTCAAAGAAGAGTCGATCATGGATAAACTAAGATCTGTATTTTTTGGGAAGACTGTACTTAAGATTTATTACTTAGTTTTTAAATTTGAAGTAACGTCTAAAACAGGTAGTACTTATAACGTCATAATTCAAACTTCCCCTGACTATGATATACGTGGATGGAAGAATTCGAAATGTAAAGTTTATTGTGAGTGTAAAGATTTTCAATTTAGATCGGCGTATCTTTTGGGCAAGAATAATACGCTGTTTTTGTCGGATCGTATAAAAATAAAACTTGGTCCAGCATTAACTCAAGCGCCCAAAGATAAAACGCCGACAACTCTACTTTGTAAACACTCTATGGCAGCTTTACAATATCTAGTGAATAATTACCAAAATATAATGAAAACTATATAAAACTAATGATAGAATTAAAACCTCATTATAGTTTGTTGTTTATAGATAGTAGAGATACAGAAGTAATATTAGCAAAATATACTGGTTCATTTAAGTTACCATCTAATATTACATTTACTAGATTAAAAAATCACTTAGTTATTTCGATTGATATCAAGTGTCATAGTTCAGAATCTGATGAACTCAAAGCAACATTATTTGAAAATAGATTTAATATTCAAAGTTTTATTGGTTATAAGATTAATAATGACTATTGGGATATTATTTACCAATATGGTTGTTATAAGAGTTATCAGTTTTATGTAAATAGTGAATTTGTTGTAGAATATATAATGACTAATTATTTTTGAAGAGATGAGTAAAATATTAGCAATTTCGGATATTCATATTTTTGATTATCCACAAAGAAATTCCTACGATAAACAACGTTTAACTCAAGCAAGAACAGTAGCACAAAATATTATAAAAGCTGCTACAATTGAAGGAGCTGAAAGAGTTGTGATCGCAGGAGATGTTATCGAAAAATCAGTTCTCCGACCCTATGTTCAAGCAGAAGTTAAATTATTCCTTGATACTTTAATGAGTTTCTTTAAAGAGGGATATATAATTTGGGGGAATCATGATCAAGATAATAAGTCAGTAGATTCTGAACTTATTGATTCATGTCTTGCTGTGATGTTACCCCCTAATCTATATTATGCTGATCAGAAAGAGTTAGTAATTGATAATTCTAGAATAGCATTTAGTAACTGGAGACCTGAATTTGATCTTTCATGGATTTCAGGACAAGTAGATGTTTTATTTACACATGCTACTATTAATTATGGTGGATCAGATAAAATACAATCTCAAGTTCTGGATGAGTCTAAATTTGGATTAGCTATTTGTGGTGATATTCATAGACCAGCTCAGATTGGGAAATATGTTAGTATAGGTATTCCACAGAAATGTAAAATGTCTGACTATGATAAATCAACCGGAGTTGTATATGATTGTGTATCTAAACAATTTAAATGGGTAGATCTAAATCCAGACGATAACCTTATGAAGTTTGTTTATACACCTATCAGAGAAGATGAAGGTTGGAATCAAGGAACTGGAACTTGGAGTGTGTATAAACCAGAAAACTTAAGTATTGCTGGAGGAGTAAGAGATATTAAAATTCCAGCATGGGAAGAAATTGGAAACTTGATTGATAATATTATAATAGAAAACAATCTTCAAGGAATTCATTCTGAAGTTCTTCGAAATCTTAAAGATGTAGATTCTGAAGAAGTTGATTTTGGATTTACTCTTCTTAGATTATATTGTAAAAATTGGAGAAGTATAGACGAAGCTGATATTTACTTTGAGGATGGTGATAAGATCTTGATAACTGGAAAAAATGGTTCTGGAAAAAGTTCTTTGCTTAGTGCTCTTAAATATGCTTTCTTAGAGTGTAGAAATATTAAGGATTATTTACAGTTCGGAGAAAAAGAGTGTATCTTAGCAGTAGAATTTATGTATCAAGGAAAGAAGTGTAAGATTCAGAGAGGTAATAAAAAATATGGATGCTGGATTGATGATGAACCTCTTAAGTATAATAATAAGAAAGAATTCGAAGAAGATATGTATCGTAGATTTCCATTTATTGGATATATGGATATTTTCTTATTTGATTCAGACCATCATAAATTAATTGGAAATATTACCCCTGAAAGAAAGTCAGAGATAATTAGTAAGTTCTATAAAATGGATAGAATTGATGCTTATAATAAAGAAGCTGGAATTCTTTTAGATCAAGTTACTAAATCCTCAAGTGTATGGAATGAAGCAATTAAAAAGTCAGAAGAAATCTTAAGATATATAGATACTAATCTTTCTAATATTCAACTTCCAGGACAAACAAAAACAGAACTCACTCAACTAAGATCGGAAGGCTTAGAATTACAAAGAAAAAATAAAGAATGGATGAGTTACTTAGCTGATTCTGGAAAACTTCAAGCACAAGTTTCTCTTTATGTTGAAACTTTGGAGAGATTAATTAAAGAACAATCTACTTACAGACATCTTCAAGAGATAGATTCAGAGATTGCATATCTTCAGGCCGAGGTAGATAATAAAAATCAAGAAATATCACAACTTCGAACAATAGAATCTGAATATTCTTTAAAGTTGGATAGATATAATCAGGTATGTGCAGAAGGAAAGAAAACAACCGCCGAATTAGAACGCCTCGAAAAAAGTAAAGTGTGTCCTAGTTGTGGTCAGGCTTTGAAAAATACAGAATCTCTAGACCGTCATAAACAAGAAATCCTAGGAAAACTTGAAGAACTTAGATCCGAGGCTATAAAAATCGGCGATGAACTTAGAGGAATGTCTGGAAAAAAACAACAGGCTGATTCATTAATTTCAATTGCCTCTGAAAAAGTTAAGACCTTGGGGAATCAAATATTTATGTTGATGTCTGAGAAACAAAAAATTACTAAGACAGCTAAAGATATAGAAAATACAGAAGTTCTCTTAGAAAATTATAAGACTCAATTAAATAACTTAGGAACACCAGAAAAAGTAGAACTTCCTGATAACTTTATGGAAATTATGAGTTCGATCGATTCTGGAATAAAAGCTTGGACGGATCATGAAAGATTAATCCAAGATAGAGCTGTAGAAGAAGCAAATATCTTAAAGGCACAATCTGAGTTAGGATTAATTCAGAATGCTTTAGTAGATCTTAAAGAGTATATTAAGCTTACAGGACCTACAGGAAAGATTTATGAAGAAATTATGACAAGATTAGCTGAACAATTTACAGATAATCAAGTTAAATATTCAGTAGATACATATAATTTCAGAAAGAAGGATCATCTTGACCTTACTAGTAGGTTTAATAATAATGGAAATTATGTCTCTTATGATGCATGTAGTTCAGGTCAACAAACAGTTTTAGATATCAACTTTCTTAGTAAGATAGTAACTAGAATGGGACTGCTTATTATGGATGAATTTTTGAAGCACTTAGATCCAGAAAATCATGATAACTGTATAGATATGATTAGTAGTATGAACATTGGATGTATTATGATCTCTAGTCATATGGAATCTATTACTTCATTTAATAATAAAACTTGTAGACTTGAATTAAATGACTCAGGAGTTACAAATATCACAATAAAATAATTTAAAATATGATGAGTGAAGAAAAATTAAAAGAATATTTTCTAAAAGAGGAAATATTTAACGAATTTAGTGATTTTTTTGGATATAGAGTTTTAGGAACATTTCAGCTTTCTCCAAAATATGGTACTTTAATTTCTAGTGGAATAAAGATTTTTAAAACTGAATCCATTGCTTGGGTAGAAGAATTTAGGATAGGTATTATTCAAAATATAGGAGATTATTTAGTTATAGTTTCTCCCGAATGTCCTGAGGTATATTTTACGATGCCAGAAGAAATTATAGATAAGATTAAAGATATTTATAATGCTGGAGACTATATTAACCTAGACAGCGAAACATTACAAAAACTTATGGAAGAACTGAATGATGCAAATAGAAAGTGGGCAACTAATCCAATTATGACAGTTCCCGGAAAATTTTGGTATAATGATGGCTCTTCAACTAACCCATTTGTTCCATATTCTCATCAGACAACTACATCTACATGTTCTTCAGATTATGTTGTATCTTCTGCATCATCACAAATACCAACTAATATAAATTCCAATAATACTAATACTTATGTTACAGGATATAACATATAATATGTTAGAGTTTGCAGATGTAAAAAATCCTACAGACTTTTTTAAAACAGGGGATCCAAAAGAAATGATACCTTTACGAACTCTTTATAATAATGCGAGACTTCTTTGGGGACTTGGAGCAGATCAGATTCTTTTAAGTGTAGCACAAGGTCAAGCGATTTATAAGCTCGCCTTGTTAGTAAAAAATAAAAGAAGTATTTTTGGATGTTTAGTATATATTCCAGGTCAGAAAAGACTCGACTTATATACGTCTGAATCTCCAGAGATACCACTAATTCAATGGAAAAGACAAAAAGTAGTGAATAAAACTTACCCATTACTTCTTGATCTTGCTGGAATTGAAAAAATGTTCTCTAGATTAATTACTATTTTATGATATTTAAAGTAGTTCGATCTAAGTATTCACTAAAAGTATCTAAACTAATAAAAGTCTATAAAGGAGCTTTTAGACTAGAGAATTCATTAGATGTAAATCTATTCGATTATAATAAATCTTGGGATAATCTAGTAGGAGATGATAAAGTAATTACAACCGCTGAATTAATTCTTGCTAAATTTCCATTAAGTATTTGTAAAAAGCTTACTAAAAATCTTATCTTACTTAATAGAAATAATTTTGATGAATATTCAAGTTATGATGACTTTGTTGATAAAAAACAATCTAAATATGAAGTACATAATGCTTATGAATCTAATCCAAAAGCTTTACAATTCATAGATATTCCTTTAGAAGATTTACTATATGATGTAAAAGATCTAACCAGAAATAATTATATTGTTCAAAAATCATTATTAGAATTGAATAAATAAAAATAAGAGAAAGACTAGGAAATTAATCCTGGCCTTTCTTTTTTTCTTGTGAATAAAAAAAAATAAGTTCCGATCTTCACAGACCAGAACCTATATAATTCATGAGTTTAAAAATTTGTTGTGTTTCTATTTTACATTCACATATAAGGTTTTCAAGCGTTTTCTTTGTTTCACTTTTTCAGTAGTTTTTAGAATCCAACATAATACCTCTTTCTCTAGGGATTCTTGATTTGTAATCTGTTTGTGTTGAGTATATACAGATTTATCTTCTAAAGTAATAAATGCTAACTCTACTCCATAGAATTTTTCATATAAGATAATCTGTTCAATAGCTGCTCCAAGAAAATGAATTGTATATATCTCACTCGTTGAACCTTCTGTTATTCTAACTCCTGAATCTGAATTTTCGGTTAAGTAATCTAAAAACTCTTTAATGGATTCTTTTGTTATTTTTCCCATTTCTCATCTGGTTTTAAAACTTTTATTACTTTTCCATAAATGTTCTTAGTCCAACCATTTATATGTCCGTGATTATTCCCTATCTGAGCACCTTTAATTGGATCTATTGCTTTAATTAAGTGTGTAAAGAATCTTCCATGAACTTTACAGTAAACTATATCTCCAACTTTTACTGAATCTAGTCCAGGAACAGGTTCTAAGACATGTTTTTGACCAGACATGATGAGAGGAGTCATTGAATTTCCTTTCTCAGAAGTTACAAATGTTTCTCCTGCCTCTAGACGTTCTTGTTTAGTTCTCGGCTTTTTTATTTCTTCTTTTCCAAGCGTTATGTTTTCTAGTGGCGTCTTTTTTATTTTTTGCTTTGACTTCATAACCATCATTAAATTTAAAATTATTAAATAAACCTTTTGTCGGATCATAAGATTTTTGTTTCTTAAGTTCCTCCAATATTTTATTATCTACATGTTTAGTATAATTATCTACTGGATCTTCTTTTTTTAGAGATCATTACTTCTTTTCCTTCATATGTAATTTTATAGTCTTCATACCCTACAGGAGGTTCTTTGAAGTATTCCCACTTAGGAGGTCCGAAGTCTATTGATTTTCCGGCAAGGATTAAAGTTTTAGATTCTTTATCAACTCTCCAAAAACCTCCTCCCCAACATCCTGTAGCGTAATTCTTTCCAAGTAATTCAAAGTGAAACTCTACATTACCTAGGATTAATTCTCCTTCTTTACTAATTATAAATTTTTGCATAATCATTTATTTTATTATCATATATAAGAATCTTAAGAACCATTAAATTCCTTATAGGTGTAAACAATAAAAAACTTAAAAGTTATGAAAGAAATAACGGTAAGTAAAGTACTAGAAAAACAAGATGAAGATAATGTGAGAATGATTAATAGTTTATTAGGACTTAAAGAGAGAATTATGACAATCGGAAAAAAGAAAGAATTAACAGCAGATCAAGCTAATATTATTAGCAGGTTTAATCTTCAAGGGTATTCGAGCTTAGAAGAAATTGCTAAGAAAAAGATTAAAGAAATTGAAGAACAAATAACAAGTAAGCTTCAATTTAGTCATAAAGAAAGATTATTAGCATTGATCGTTCCGGATGATCAAAGAGATCTTTATGACTTAATAAAAACTCACTATACAGAAAAAGGATTTAAAACTTTTTATCTTGACAAAGAAAGAGTTCCAGAATTTAAGAATAGTACATATTTATTTATTTCTTGGGACATTGAGATAAAAAAGTAATGTAAGATAAACCTTAGGGAAGAGAAATTCCTTAAGGTTATTTACTTTTTGCTCTCCCCATGCCTTAATTGCTTTATATATGAAACCAAAATTAATATAAAATTATGTTAGAAAATAAACCAACTATTTTGTATTCACTTGAAGAGATAACAATCATTCCAGAAGTAGTAACAAGAATAAATAGTAGATCTCAATGTATTCCATGGGTTCCTAAAATAGATGGCAGAGAAGATAGCAAATTCCTTCCAGTTATTGCAGCACCTATGGCATCAGTGGTTAGTCCAGAAAATTATAAAACTTTTCATGATAATCTAATTTCATGTATTATCCCCAGAAATGTACCTCTCTCTGAAAGACTCAAATTATGTTCTGAAGTATTTTGTGCTTTTTCTATGAAAGAGATTGAGGAAAATTTTATAGAACAGCATCAACAAAGTACAGGATCTGGATTATATGTCTTAATTGATATAGCTAATGGACATATGGAAAGTCAGATAGAACTTGGTCGAACTCTTAGAGAATTATATGGAACATTAATAAAAATCATGGGTGGAAATATAGCTAACCCTAAGACCTATAAGTTATATGATAAAGCTGGATTTGATTATCTTAGAGTAGGTATAGGTGGTGGAGCTGGTTGTATTACTTCTACTCAGACTGGTATTCATTATCCTATGGGTTCTTTAATTAATGATACTTTTCAGGTTAAGAGAGAATGTTCAGGAAATACTAAAATTATCGCCGATGGAGGAATTAGCACTTTTTCGGCCGTAATTAAATGCTTAGCACTTGGAGCAGATTATGTTATGATGGGAAGTACATTTGGAAAAGCATTAGAAGCGGCCGGTCCAGTGCTAAGAGAATATTACGGCGAATATTATGAATCCCTTCCAGAAAGTATAGATATAACCAGAGGAGAAAAGTTTTATCGAGAGTATTATGGAATGTCAACTAAACGAGCACAAGCAGAAATCTTAGGAAAATCAATAGAAACTGTAGATAGAGAAAAATTAAAAACTTCAGAAGGAAAAAGCGTGGTCTTAGAAATTGAATATACATTAGCAGGGTGGGCAAAAAACATGGATTCCTATCTTAGATCAGCAATGTCATATACAAATTCCTATGACCTAGAAGACTTTAAATATTCTAGATGTCAGGTTGTATCCGAGATATCTAGTGTTGGTATTAATAAAAAATAATTAAACTCTATGGCTAAAAAGAAAGCTGTTACTAAATCAAGTGTGGATGAAGAACTTGATTTAATTCGAAAAGAAAGAGATAGTATTTTGAATTTTAAAATTAATTTTAAATGCAAAACTAAGCATCAAAAAGAATTTCTTAAATCTATTTATGATCACGAAATTACAATAGTTAAGGGTCCTGCCGGTTCTGGAAAATCATACGTTTCTGTTTACGCTGCCCTTGATTTATTAAAAAATCCTGATAATGGTTATGAAAAAATAGTATTTATTTATCCTGTAGCTACTAATCCTGACGAAAATATTGGATAAGTTAGATTGTCCCCTAGGTGTATAAAACTTAGGAAAACTTCAAGAAATGCTGGAAATTAAAGTATAATCAGCAAAAACTATTAATTAGATTAACCTAAATAGTTTCTCAACGACTATGTGTGAAGAAGAGAAAATAAAAACGCTTTTAAGATATAGTCTAGTAGTCTATATAATTAATATAGGCCTATTCGATCTTCGCGGAGATTTGCAAGAAAAGCTCGCGCCGTATAAAGAAGCAGATTTTTATACGATGGAGAAGATATTTAATGCTTCAGGAAAAAATGGAAAAGAAATTGTTCAAAAGTTAGTAGATGCTGGTAAAATAGAAGTGAAAGGCAGCCAGTTTCTTAGGGGAAACAATATTGATTCTTCAATTGTTTTGATATCTGAGAGCCAGAACTTCAGTCGAGATACTTTTCTTAAGATATTAACTAGAATAGGAACTAATTCTAAATATATCTTTAATTCTGATGAAATGCAATTAGATTCGAGTTCTTTAAAATCAGGGAAAAATCAAAAAGGATTACAATATGCTGTGGAAAAATTATCTGATATGGATGAAATAGGTATTGTTGAATTTGGTCTAGAGGATGTTGTGAGAAATGATTTGATTCCCAGTATTTTAAAAAGATGGCTTCCGGAAGTTTATGGAGATTTGGATGAGGAAGAGATATCTAAGAAGTCTAAGCAAGAAAGATTAGATGAATAAAAAAAATAAGATACCTCAGAAACCTTCAAATTCTTATATATGTAGTAAAGATCAGATGAAAATATGGTACTGATCGGAGACTACTTATTAATATAATAATAAATAATTGAATTTTATTTGGATATAACTGGCTTATGTTATTAGTTACTTCTAATTATAATTATGAGTATAAATTAATTGATCACTGTAACAATTTCCAGAGTATCAAGATCGAAAAGTATAATCTTCTCGAGGTAAACAGGTAAAGTTCACTAGGGAATATAAAATCAAATAGACTTTAATAAATTTTTAATAAATACATATATGCGCATATATGTATTTATGATAGAATAGCAAAAATTTATTAACTAAATATAATATATAATTTAGAGTTTGATTTTATATATCCCTAGTATTTTTCTTCTACGAAACTACTACCTCTTCGCGGTGTAGAAGACAACTAGCACTAAAGTTGTGAAACTAAATGTAGCAATGAGAGATGAGCGTTCCTATATGTTATGCTTTCTCTCGGAGTAGGGTGCCACTATGATTTATTATCTATAGTGTCAGAAAAACCTTAAGACAATAACAAAAGAATTATGACAAAGAAAAATAAATTAAATGAAAAATTTGAATTAACATTTAGTATAAGAAGTATTGCTTATTACTTTTTATGTATCTACTTAATTTACGTGTTCAAAGTTACCTCCCCAGGTAATATGACACACCTAGGAATATATATGGCATTATGTTTTATTGGAGCACTTATATTAGGAATAGAAAAAATATTCTGGATTTATAAGTACGGTCAATATGCGATGTTTAATCTAGGAAAATTATGGGGAATTAAAAATGAAGGTTTGCTTTGGGTAGTTAAATCATTGAATACAGGATTATTAATTTGTAAATATGTATTACCAATCATAGGAAGTTTAATTGGATTGGCATTGTTTATGAAATATGTACCTGAGATCAATAATGTAGAGATTTTATTAAGATTATCAGCAATTATTATAGTATATCTATATTCTATATATAAATTGTTTAACTATTTAAAAAGGATTTGAACTATGAGACTCAAGAGTTTAACAGAAGTCCTTGGGTGGATAATAGGAATCCGTCCAAGTGAGCCCTTGAAATCTAGTGAGAAAACTGGTAAGGAAAATGAAAGAAAAGGAGAAGAAAAAAGATCCCAGTTATCTTTAGATTCAAGTAGAACAAAAATCGTGAATGGTGTTGAGCCTATTAAGGAAATTATTGTAGATATTCTGGATGATTGTTTAAAAGATCCAGATATTAAAAAGCCAGATGAATTTTTCCAATCTTTTACTTGGAGATTGATAATTAATGTAGTAAATTATAATTGGTTATCTAAAGCTCCAAAGAATAGAAGAGAAATGGAAATATTAATAAGAGAATATGGATACTGGGGCAGGTATTACAAAAAGATGAACAGAAGCACAATGTTCTATAATATTACCACTCCAAGAATTAGTAATAGAAAAGGAGTGAAAGTAATACCTGAATACTAATAAGCAACAATAGAAAGGGAAATATAATCCCTTTCTTTATTTTTCTCCTCTTTCAACCTCTAATCCTTATACATGTAGATTATATAAAACTTATAATATGAAGAAAAATTTAGAAAACCTGACAATTCCAAAAACAAAAGAGCTTCGTCAAGAAAAATTAGATGAAGCTGTAGCAATATTGAAATCAGAATTTGTAGGATTAGATGATATTATAGATAATATAAAAAAATCTATAATTCCTTGGTATATAACTCCAGAAATAATAGAGAGACCAGTTGTTATTTCATTATGGGGATTAACTGGAACTGGAAAAACAAGCGTAGTTCGGAGATTAGTTCAACTTCTTGGTCTTACTGGGAAAACAGCTTTCTTTGATTGTGGTCTTGAAGCAAATGAATCATCTTCAGGAAGTATTGCAGATAAAATAGAAGAAGTATTTGATATTGAAGACGATTTTGATTCTCTTAATTCATCAGGGGAAAATAAACTTGGAGATGCAGTTTTTGTATTTGATGAGTTTCAGTATGCAAGAACTTTAGATGAGAACGGTCATGAACTTCTTAAATCTCCTCTTCGACCAATTTGGAATATTATAGATAATGGAAAAGTTAGTGTTTCAGAGTATAGATATGATATAACACATTTCGGAAATTTTGTAGAAGATTTTAAACAATTTTCTAAAGAACATCCAGAAATAAAGTTAGATTCTGGAAAAGTAACCTCTAGAGAAGAAGTTAAAACAGTTTTAGAAAATCTTGGATTATTTTATTATGGAAGAAATGTAACAGAGCTTCTAAATGGTGATGATTCTGCTAAAGTAAAAGTATCAAAACCTTTCATAAAGACTAGTGATGATGAAGATGAGGAAGAAGATATATTTAGACCTCTTAGACTTTTGGAAGATAGAGATATGAGAACAATTGTAAAAAAACTCAATGCTTATAAACCTAGATACGGGTATGAAATAATCACTAATTTAAATAACTCTAAAAATATATCTGAATTTAGTCATATTCTTGAAAAAGTTTCTATAATTATATCTAAACCGAAAGAATTAGATTGTTCAAGATCATTAGTATTTATTCTTGGAAATTTAGATGAGGCTTTTAAAGTAGAATCTGATTTAGATCCAGATATGGATGCTAATACTTTCTATGATAAAACAAGTAAAGTATCAATTTCAGATATTAAGGAAGCTCTCAAACAAAGATTTAGAGCAGAACAGATAGCTAGACTTGGAAATAATTTAATAAAATATCCGACACTAAAGAAAGAACATTTTATTAAGATTATTAAAAAAGAATTATCTAGAATAGCAGATAAATTTTTAGAAACTGAAGGAATAAAAATTAATTATGCTGAAAATATAATTGATCTTATGTATTCAGAGGGAGTATTTCCAGTACAAGGTGTAAGACCGGTTTATACTACTATTGGAACTCTATTAACTCCTCTTCTAAGTGATATTTTAATTAATCGTATCGCTGAAGATAAAGAAGTGATGATAACTCTTACTAAGGAAACAGATCTTACAGAAAAGAAATTAAAAATAGATAAAACGTCACTAAGTATTATTTTTGGCGAATCAAGAAAAACAGTAAATATAGAAATTCCATTACAACTTGGAGAATTAAGGAATCCAGAGAGAAGATTAACAAGATTTATAAATTCTGTACATGAAGCTGGACATGCAATAGTAGCCTTACATGAGACTGGTGTTTATCCAGTTAATATAGTTTCTGTCGCTACCGGAGATGGAGGATTTTGTAATACTTATGATCCAAAAAAAGAAGGAGAAATTGATAGTCGAGGAGATGTTGATTCAGAGGTTAGGATATGTCTCGCTGGTTATGAAGCTGAGAATCTAGTTTATGGAAAATATCCAGAGAAGTGTTTAATGGGTTCTGGAAGTGATATTGAAAACGCATGGGATTTTTTCTCTGAGATGGCTTATAGATGTGGGTATTTTGAACCTTATTCATATACGAATCATTTAACAGAAGAAAGTACAGGTGGTATACCTTCTGGATTCTTAGATAATGAAGGTTTATATGTCAAACATCCTTATAAAGAATATAATGGATATCTTAACGAAATGGTAGCTCATAGATTTTCAGAACTTAGACAAGATGTAGTGAATATCTTGAAAGACGAAAAAGAGTTATTAAAAGTAGTTGCATTATATCTTGGAGAGAATGGATCTATGAATTCTGATGAGTTTAGAGATTTTGTTATTAAGTACGGAAATAAACTAACTGATAAGTATGTATCATCTAAACTCGAAGAAGATAAGAATTGGTATGAAAAAATATTAAGTAAGTTTTAAAAAAAATTAAAGGAGCTTTTACGCTCCTTTTTTATTATTCTTTTTTGAAGAAAAATAAACCTACCCATTCATCACGAACAGGTAGGGTTTTCATAAAAATTAATACCATTTATAAAGAACTATATTTTTTCTTCAATTATAAGACTTTAGAGGTGTATAGGATGACTCAAGAACTCCAATAATTTCATATTCTATTAAAGTTTCTGGGCCATCAAAAATCGGAGGAAAACCAGGGGATTCCGCTGTACAATAAGCTATTCTCTTTTCTTTTCTTCGATTTTGTAGGATAATGTATTTCTTTTTTATTGATTGTCCAATATATTTTCTGAAGATTAAGATATCATCTTTCTTCCATTTACCTTCTTTATTATCATCTATTGGTTTTACTAAAATAATACTTCTGTCCCAATTCCTTTCTGTTTTTCTAGTACTTGGATCAGAAAGATATGTTTTTTCTATTTTTATTTTTCTCTCTGGAGTATACTGAGAAGTTCCTATTATAAAACCTTTTGTATCATAAGTATCGGATATTATTATATAGTATAATATTATTAATACTATAATTCCAATATAAAACGTAGCAGCTATCATAAATCAAGTTCTTTTAAGATTGGTTCAACGAATTCTTTATACTGTGGATAATATTTCTCGAGAGTTTGTCTAGCATTGAGTGGTTTGTCAGGTTTCGTTATCCTTGCACATTCCCAATCAATTACAGCTTCTACCCAATCTATTTCTCTTGGACATTTTCCAAATAAAATATCATCTTCATAGTAAGTTGGATGATGAGATTGAATTTGTCGATGAAAATTATTTATTATTTTCTCACCTAGGAATGGAAAGAATATAAATAGTATCAACTTATCCCAATCATGAAACCAGTGTGAATGATATCCAAGAAGTTTTTTCTCTGTTTTCATAAATGCAATCCAATGTTTCCAAGTATAGGGGATGTGGTTATAACAATCTCTAACGTTTTTAATTATCTGTTTCATATAATTCATGTTTTTTATAATAAGCCCGTTTAAGTTCTCCAACTACATATATATTAGGAGAGACACATTTATTTTCCGGCCGAGTACAAGATTCATCATAAATCTCAGGGTACATATCAAGAATAAATCTAACTACTCCCTGAGATCTTGATCTTCCAGCCTTACAATGAACATATATGTCTTTTCCTAGATTCGACTCTATAAAATCTACTACTTCGGCTGCCTGTTCTTGAGTTATTCCTAAAAATTTATGACCTTTCCATTCTATTTCTTGAGAAGGTATATCATCAAACTCTAGATTTAATACAACCGAGGAATTATCTTTCTTAAACCAATGTAATTCATCCTCTTCTAAATAATATTTTTGACATTCAGGAGTCCCAATGATAGATATAAAACAACTATTACTCGGAAGATTATCATCATTCCACCCACAAGAACTGCACATCATATCAAATTCTGTATGACTGTAACAATATAGTTTTGGTTTTTTCATTTTTTAATAGGAAGATAAATAATAAGATCTGATCTAACTAAGGACTTTCCAGAGGTTATTGCTTCTTGAGAAAGAACTTTTTGAAGGGATTCTGAATAATATCCAGATATTGTCTTATAAAATATATAAGTCTTAGGAATTTCTTCCGAATTTTTTAAATTCTCACCTAAATTAATCCAATCTTCTTCTGTAGCTTCTGGATATACTGTTTTATTCAATGGAACTGTTCTAAATCTATAATAATTCCAATATCCATTAAAGATTTTTCCCAAGTCTAAAATTTTTTCAGAAACTTTTATATTACCACCAGAAAAATCAAACTTATAAGATAAATATTTGTCTGAAATATTCTTTGTCCTGATATAACTACTATAGGTATATCCTGAATTATCATTGTAGTATTGAATATATGATTTATAGAAATTAATAGTTTTTCCAAGATCATCTATATAAACATGACATTTCTTCTCAGCAGCTTCATGATCATTCTTTAATCGACTCTCTAAGGCTGAATCTTGACGATAAAATTCTTCAATAAATCCTATAGGGCTATTCCAGAATTTCCAAGAATAAGCTGTCATTTCAAAACGATCCATGATTTCTTTAATTTCTCCATCTGATAATACCCTAGGACAAACTTCGAATTCTACACTTTTAATACTTTCAGTGAATACAAAATCCTCTTTTTCTATACTCCCTGGATCATAAAATAAAAGTTTAGTTTCATATTTCTTCCCTAGTTCTTTTCCAAACTTAGCTTCTCCAATAAATATTGCTTTCCTTTCTTCATAGTTTTTAGAAATTCCTGAATATTTCCAAGGTAGTTTTTTAAGTTTGTATAAAGATCCAGGTTTAAGTTCGGCGGGTTTAAGATCTTTTGTTATTACTTCTCGTTTCTTCATTATCTCAGAAGAAATTCTATATTCCTCTGTATTAATCGGAAGGAGAACTAATTCTGTCCCTATCCAAGAATAAACACATTTTCCGATTATTTTCTTTCCAGCCAAGCTATCACAATAATCTAATATCCATAAGAAATTATCAATTCCTATTTCAATCTCAAACCCCCTTGGATCCCAAATTCTACAATAAGCTTGTCTATAATTCCAACCTACTTTTCCACCACCAACAGAACGATTCACTATAAAACCTTCCATCGGAACATTCTCAAATTCATCATCTTTGATTTTATGATCTCTCCAAGAATTCCAAGATTTTTCTTTTTTCAAAATCCCTGTCGAAGAGTCTGTGTAAGTAATGAATCCAAGTTTTTTAGTATAACAGTCAGATCTCTCTTGATATCCGACGTTAATTTTCTTTGGAATAATAAAATTTTCGCTATTTACCATAATATATAAAATTAAATTTTCATTGCAAATATAAGGGATTGACAACCTTATTTATGTAAAACTAAAATTTAAATAGAAAATTATGAAAAAGAAAATTAGAGAAATCGTAAGAGAAGAAATAAAAGCAACAATATTATTTTATTTAATTCCAGTTGATTTAGTTGCTTTCTTTTCATTAAATAGTGAAATAAAAAATATAAAGATTACTCTTGCTATCTTAATAGTATTTTCTTTAGCGGTATTGACTTATTATGTTCTTTGGAGAGTTATAGAATATCTCGAAGAGAAGGAAAAAGAGAACCCTGAAAGCCTTATAAATGATAAAAATAATAAATGAATGAAAAAGAAAACAAAAGATAGATTGATTTTTGGATTAAAAATCATAACAGTATTATCTCTTGGTGTTGCAGCAGGATATGCAATATACCGAAGAAGAGATAAAGCTTATAATTCACTCCCAGACAGTAAATTTGTTGGGAATATGATGAAAGGCAAGAGAACTGAACTAAATGTACCAGTTCCAGGTGTCTATGAATTCAAAAATGAAAATCATAATAAAGGTTACTATAATGTATTTAAGAATGGACCTTGGAATGTAGTAGCGCCAGGGTATCAGAAAAAAGACCTTGTGACTCCCGCGCCGAATCAACCTAAGAAAGTAAGAGTTAGTTCGGGAGGAGGTAGCACATATTTTCACGTAACACAAAAGCTATCCAGATCGGGAGCTAAATTGTACGGCGCGAAATCTATAAGAGGTTATTATATTCTTAAATATGAAAGTTAATATATACTATACATTAAGAGATTGGAGAAAATCCAGTCTCTTTTTTATCTTTCCTCCAAATCGATGAAAAGTGATCTCTCGACCCGTGACTTCCTTATTTATGCAAAGGGGATTCGTGTTGTGTGGGTTCCCAATTTATTTCTAAAACAAATAGTAAATATGGAAAAAATAGTAGAATATGAAGGTACTAAGAATCATTATATAGTACTTCAAGAAAATGCGATAATGAAAAATCCAGAAACAAGAGAATGGGAAAACTGTATTATCTATCAAGAGTATAAACACTGTACTCCTGAAGGTTATGTAGAAGTTCCTGAGAGTGAAAGAAAAATATTTGTAAGAGAAAAGAAAGATTTTTTAAGAAAATTTACGTTATGTTTAGATTTATAACTATGTATTATGGATGTTCTGGTACATTTAAAGCAACAACCATAGAATCAATATTAACAAGATGCCCTGGACTGTATAATGTTATGTGGTCTGATATTAAACCTTGGAAACGTTGGGAAAATATCTTAGGAACACAGCAAGATGATCGAAATTATGCTATTCTTCATCTTTGTAACTTGAGGAATGCTATAAAAAATAACTGGCCTCCTGGAGTGAATAACCTCTTAGTGGAAAGGGGAGTATCCGATATGCTTTATTATTACTACAAGAATAATAGAGAAATCGGTGAAAATTCGAAATGGATTAAGGATGTAGTTCATGAAGAAGATATCTTATGTGAGCAAAATTCGTACTATACACCAAGGAGAATATTATTAGTTCAGAAAGATTTTGATTTTGTTAGAGATGTTATTCTTAGAGAACCTACCCGAGCAAAAGAATTTCCAGGAGGGGTTCAAGAATATATGGAACATCAAGATGCATATGTTGAATTTACACAAAAGTATAATAAAATAGATGAAGTTATAAATATTAAAGATGCAGAAAAATATGTAAATGACTTGGGATTTGAATTTGATCCTAGTAAGAAATAACAAATAAAGAAAAATAAAAACATATGAGTGAAGATGTAAATACAGTATCAGATTTACTAGTTGCTAAAAGGAATGGTAAATCTGAAAAATTTAATTCTGAAAAAATAGAAAAAGCAATTCTTAATGCAATGAAATCTAGTGGTATTAAAAGTCCAAAAGTAGCTTTTAATATCTCTAAAGAAATTGAAGAAGAATTAAAAGAAAAAGGTTCATGTACTATTGATGAGATTGAAACTTTAGTATATGACAAGTTAATAAAGAAAGGACATAAGTTAACTGCAAAAGCTTATGAAGGATATCGAAGTGTTAGAGAATTTCAACAACAATCTAATACTATCGATGAACAAATAAATGAATTATTAGCAGGAGATAGTGAATATTGGAAGTCTGAAAATTCTAATAAAGATTCTATGCTCTTAACAGTTCAGAGAGACTATATGGCTGGAATTGTTAGTATAGATATGGCTAGACGAAAAATATTCCCTCCTGAAATTATCCAAGCTCATGATGAAGGCCTGATTCACATACACGATCTTGACTATATAGGCCAACTTGCGATGAATAATTGCTGTTTGATTAATCTTGAGGACATGCTTCAAAATGGAACATGTATAAATAAGACAAAAATATTTAAACCTCATAAATTAATTACAGCTACTACAATTGCAACGCAGATAATTACTGCAGTATCAAGCAGTCAATACGGTTTATAAAATATATCTGCCGTATTAAAACAACCCTAACCACAAAAGTGGGTGTCTTGCTTATCAAGGCTAACGAGGAAGGAATGGAAAAGTCTGATCTCGTGATTAATAAATAAAAAAGTTTGGAAATGACTGAAAGAGAAAAAATTGAATTATTAAAAAATACAATTATTAAATTGTATTGTAACGAAGGAAGATCTAAGAGTTATATATCTAGATTACTAGAAGTAGATAGGAAAACTTTAATAAAAGCTATCAACGAAGACTGGAAATTAGAAAAAGGTAATGTATCTTACTTAACACCATCTAATCAAAAATTTGCTAATAAAAATAAAAATCTAATTATTAGTAAACTTGATAATGATATTTCAATTTCAGAAATAGCTAATGAATTAAAAGTAACCTCAGAATATTTGAGTAATATAATAAAGAAAGTTCCTGAATTAAATGAGCACAAAATTGATTATATTAATAGACAGAAAATAAATGCTCAAGAAAGAAAAAATCAGTTAGTAGAAAAATCCTCATTAAATTATGATTGGGAAGAATTACCTGATGAAGAATGGAAAGAGATTTTGGGATACTCCAGTTATTATATTTCAAATATGGGACGTGTTAAAAGATATATAAAAACATATGATAAGTATGTACTATTATCTTTAAATATAAATTCGAAAACTGGCAGAGTTTATATTAAAATTAAGGAAAAAGGACTTCAAGTGTCTAGGTTAGTTGGTTTTGCTTTTCTGGATGGCCATAGTGAGGAAAAAAATACTATAGAGCATATTGATAATGATGTAACTAATAATAAAGCATCAAATCTTATGTGGGTGTCTATGGGAGATAATAATAAATTAGCTTATAAAAAAGGGAAAGCAAAATCCAAAGCATTTACTAAAAGAGGTAAATGGAGAAAAATAATTCTAGATGATAAGTATGAATTTAAAACAATAGTTGCCTTAGCGAAATTTTTGGGTAAATCTGAAACTCAAATAAGTAGATACATAAATGGAGAAACTAATTGTTCAGATCATACATTTAAATTTATTTATTAATTGTAACGACTAGTCATTTTGACGTAAATAATTTGGTGAAATTCCTAATTATTGAAACGGGTTGATTGAGAACATAAACTCAATAAGAAATAGTCTAGTTATATGAAAAATACAAATTTCATATATTTGGGATGTACAATAACATTAACACATCTAGCACCTTTTGTAAGAGATAGTTATAATGGTTATCTGAAAAAATATAAAGATGCTGGATTAGATGAAGAACTTAGCGAGAAATTAGCAACTATTGATTTGAAAAAAGAAGTTAAAGACTCAGTTCAAACTTTTAATTATCAAATTAATAGTATGACAAACACAAATGGTCGAATTTTACTGGCCCGGGAAAGTAGTAATATTTTTCAATGTAGAGAGTGAACTAAGAAATCTTAGGTGTAAAATTTACGTAAATAATACGGAACTATAGGAAATGATAGTTTAAAATTTTGCTAACAGGGAAAGATTAAAATCTAATCCTGTGCCAAGCTAGAAAATGAATAAGTTTCTAGAAGGTCAAACGACTATCCGAAAGGAGTAGGTTTAAGGCGAAATTCCTTATTCCGAAGCGCTCTCCAACCATTTAATAGTGGTTGATGATATAGTCTAATTCGGGGGAAATGCAGTCCCCATTTTTAACAGTATTTATGTATCTAGGCGAAACTTCAGAATATAAAGAAGAATTAGCCATGTTAATTCAAGAATTCCTAGAACAACGTATCCAAGGAATGCCTAATGAAGATGGAGTATTTGTAACTCCTGCATTTCCTAAATTGATATATGCTCTTGAGGAAGATAATATACATGAAAATAGTAAATATTGGTATCTTACTAAACTCGCTGCTAAGTGTTCAGCTAAACGATTAGTTCCTGATTATATTTCTGAGAAGAAAATGAAGGAACTTAAGGAAGGAAACTGTTTCCCGAGCATAGAGTATCCTGTGCCTTGTAACAGTGATGTTACTCGAAAAACCTACTTAAACGGAGAAGGCATTAATTGCTAACTTACCGTGCTAAATTATTAAATATAAAATATTTTTATGTGGAAAGATATACCTAATTGGGAAAATTATTATGAAATAAATGAACTTGGAGAAGTTAGAAATAAAATAACAAAGAAACTAATCATTGGAGATACTAATAATGCAGGTTATCCAAGAATTTATCTATATAATAAAAATAATTCTATAAAGAAGGAAAGATTCTTTAGACATAGATTAGTAGCTTTATTATTCATACCTAATCCAAATAATTATCTTGAAGTTAATCATATCGATGGAAATAAATTAAATAGTAATGTAAATAACTTAGAGTGGTGTACTAGAAAACAAAACGAACGTCATTCTTATAAAGTTGGTGGATCTAAACATAAAAATTATAAACCTTTTAAGATAATTTATGATAATGGACTTGAAGAAATTTATAATTTTAAAGAAGACTTATCAAAATTACTAGGAATTTCTAGAGTAACTGTTAAGTACTGGTTACAAAAGAAAAATAAAGGTTTTCGTAAGTATAAAATAAAAGATATTTATTATATTTAATATAAAAGCCTAACGACTAGAGAAAATAAATATTAGAGAAATACTAATATGGAAATGAGTATCGTAAGAATTTATTATTAATAATAAATTCTGAAATGGTAGGGTTCTTATTTGTGGTAATAGCAATAAGAATATGATATAGTCTAAAAGTTAATAAATATTAACTTTGGGGATGTCGCAGTTTCTTATCACCTTGGAAAGATGAAAATGGAAATTATAAATTCTATGGTCGTCTAAATCAAGGTGTTGTAACAGTATCACTTCCTGATGCAGGATTATCTGCAGAAGGAGATATTGATAAGTTCTGGGAAATTCTAGATGAACGTTTGGAATTATGTCATAAAGCATTACAAATTAGACATAAACGTTTACTTGGAATTAAATCAGATGTAGCTCCTATATTATGGCAACATGGAGCTTTTGCAAGATTAAAACCAGGAGAAGTGATTGATCCATTATTATTTGGTGGGTATAGTACAATTTCTCTAGGTTATGCTGGTTTATATGAGTGCGTTATGGCATTAACTGGGGAATCTCATACAAAACATATCGATCTTGCAAAACAAATTATGCAAAGATTAAATGATGCTTGTAATAAGTGGAAATCTGAGGAGAATGGTCTTGGATATAGTGTATACGGATCTCCAATTGAAAGTACAACTTATAAATTTGCAAAGTGTCTTAAGAATAGATTCGGAGTTATACCGAACATAACTGATGAATCTTATATTACTAACAGTTATCATATTAATGTAAAAGAAGAAATTAATCCTCTTGATAAGTTAAAATTTGAGGCAGAACTTCAACCATATAGTTCTGGTGGTATGATATCTTACATAGAGTCTGCAGATATCAGTACTAACATCGAAGCAGTTTTAGAAGTTATAAAGTTCATCTATGATAATATTTCTTATGCAGAGTTAAATACAAAATCAGATTATTGTTCTAACTGTGGATATGATGGTGAGATAGAAATTATAGATGAGGATAATAAATTGTCTTGGAGGTGTCCTCAATGTGGCTGTGAAGATCAACACAAACTTCATGTATCTAGACGTACGTGTGGGTTAAATTTAGCTCACGTTAAATTATTAAAATTGCCGGAAAGATATTAATATAAATCGGCATCAAGTAAAAATAAACTTGTTCAACGACTAAGTATAATAATTAATAAAAATTTTATTAAAAGATATAGTCTTAAACTATATAAATAATATAGTAATTATTGATATTGGTTCCAATTTTTGGAATCAAGGGCGTACAGCCGAGATACGAGATAGATACACTCATCTAGATGATCATGAATTATAAAATCCCTGAAAACTATGAGATACGCAACTATTAGAAAAATAGATATATCTAATGGACCTTACATTGGAGTTTCATTATTTTTACAAGGATGTTTATTCCATTGTAAGAATTGTTTTAATCAAGTAGCTTGGCCTTTGGATGGAGGAAAAGAATTTACTGAGAAAGAAAAAAAAGAATTTTTTGAATTAATAGAAGGAGTAAAGAGAGTTTCTATTTTAGGTGGAGAACCTTTACTTCAAGCTACAGAACTTAGTGAATTATTAAAAGAAATAAAGGAAACTTGGCCAGAAAAAGAGATTTGGTTATGGACTGGATTTTATATTTCTGAATTAACTGAAGAACAAATGAAAGTTATTAATTTGTGTGATTACATAGTTGATGGAAGATATATAGATGAATTAAAAGATAGAAAACTTAGATTTAGAGGATCTTCTAATCAAACTATATGGCATAATATTAATGGTGAATTAGTAAAAAGTAAGTATAATGATGAAAGACTTGATTAAATAATAAAAAGACCTTAGGGAAAAAATCCTTAGGGTCTTTATTTTACTCTCTGACAGACCTTCTTTCCTTATTATTGAATATAAAATAATTAATCAAGATGAGTAAAATAATAATTGTTCCAGACGTTCATGGTAGGACGTTTTGGAGGCTAGCGAAAGAAAAGATTAATGAAATAGATCGAGTTGTATTCTTAGGAGATTATCTAGACCCATATCCAGTCGAAGATATATCACCAGAGAAAGCAATAGAAGAACTAAAGAAAATAATAAACTTTAAGAAAGAATTTTCAGAGAAGGTTATTTTGTTAATAGGGAATCATGATTATCACTATATGAATCTATTAAAAGAAATACTTCCTTGTAGTAGATATGACTTTAGGAATGCACAAAAAATCGAACAGATATTTAATGATAATCAAGAATTATTTCAAGTATTATACAAAGAAGGAAAGTATTTATTTTCTCATGCAGGTGTTGTAGAAGAGTGGATGAAAATTACTTGTGGTTGTGATGACCTAGATACACTTCTTAAGGAACAACATCTAATGTATAATCACTTGTGGTATATGTCAAGACTTAGAGGTGGTTATGGGTTTTATGGATCATGTATATGGTCTGATGTAAGAGAATTTGAGAATACATTTCTTGGAGTATTTCAGATTTTTGGTCATACTCAATTAGCCAAGGAATTTTTTGGACCATCTCCAGGAATAGAAGAGACATTTGCATGTTTAGATTGTAGAGAATGTTTTATATTAGATACTGAAGAACAAACAATAGAAAAATTATGAAAACAATTATTGATAACTTAGAATTTAATGGAGCATTAATTCAGTTTACACAATCAGATGATTTTGATACCATGATTAATGCTACTGAAATGGGTAAATTATTCGGACCTAACAAAAGGCCCTATCAATGGTTGAGACAGAAGGATACTCAAGATTATTTACAAGCATTTGAAAAGTATCAAGAAAGTACTGCGCGGGAGACGCGCATCACTCCTGTAATAACTATAGAAGGGCATTATTCAAATGGAACTAGACCTGGTACATGGATGCATAGATGGGTAGCAATTAGATATGCTCAGTGGTTAGATCCAAGGTTTGCGATTTGGGTAGATTCTAAGATTGATGAACTTCTTAGGATAGGATTTACTACTGCCTTAAAAGAGGAAAGAGATAGATATAATTCTCTTCTCCCTCAGGTAAATTATTATAATGAAGTTTTAGCATATTCAGAAAACTTGTATTCTACTGAACAACTCTGTAAAGATCTTGGACTTGGGTATGGGACAAAGATACTTCTTAAGAAACTTGAAGAAAAGAAATATATTTATCGTCGTCCAGGAATAAAAGGGTGGTATTTATCAAGCCCCTACGATAAAGAAGGTTATACAAAAGTTACTTCAGCGGTTGTAACTGATAAACATGGAAATAAACATATTAAGAATCAAAAGAAATGGACTGAATCTGGAAAACATTGGATTTGGAGTTTATCTAAAAAATTATAAAAATTATGAAAATTGGAATTGATTTTGATGGAACCTGTGTTACTCATGATTATCCTAGAATTGGAAAGGATATTGGTGCAGTTCCTGTTCTTAAAGAGCTAGTAGAAAGAGGTCATAAATTGATCTTAAATACTATGAGATCAGGGAAAGAACTCGAAGATGCAGTTGAATGGTTTAAAGAAAATGATATCCCTTTATATGGAGTTAATCAAGATCCTGGACAAAGAAGATGGACTAGTTCTCCAAAAGTACATGCAGATCTTTATATAGATGATGCTGCTCTTGGATGTCCTCTTATATATAATCCAGATTTTAGTGATAGACCTTATGTAGATTGGGAAAAAGTTAGACAAGTATTTTATGATTAAGAAACCAACAAAAGAAGAGATGTACGTAGTTAATCAGCCACGTCATCTTATGATATCAATTATATTAATGGATTATGATTACTACCCTCTTCCAGATAATATACATACTGGATTATGTAAACTTTCTGAGATTAGTGATATAGTATTCATATTCTCTGATTCCCATTTCGACAATTCTAAGATTAGTAAAGAAAAGATAACAACTCTTTATCAGGCTTGTGCTTTTATAGATAGTTCTGGAAATTTACCGAGAACTATATTTAAGGCTCTACAATATGATAAAGAAATATTTGGGAAGCACATCGGAATAACAATATCTAGATGTCAGGATTTACAAGAATCTACACCTAAACTTTTTGAAAACCTAGAAAAAATAAATCAGTCTAGAATTATTAAGCCAGTGTTTAAGATTCGTAGATTATCATCAACAGAACTATATAACTTCTACTATACACCGTCTGAAGAAAAAAGAAAGAAGAAATGGAAATGTATTTTTGATGAATGTTTATATTTTTATCATAGACATATTCTGAAGTCTGTTATTTTTCCATGGACTAGAGTAGATGTTCCTGATCCTGCCGATTATATAGATTGTAGATATTGTACTTGGGGATCTAACTCTTCAGTACTTTATTTCAGAAACACAACAATCGGAATATTCTTGGAAAAAGTAGATAAAGAATTTATTGATACTTTTACTGATCCGGATCCTAGATATCTTTTTGCTGGATTAGTTAAGAAAAATGGAATAGATTGTTTAGATTATAATATAGAGGATTTAGATATTGGAAAATTATGACTAAAAGATATAAACAATCAGGAAGAAATTCAGCTTATCCAGAATATATAGAAGTTTGGGAATATGGAGTTGGATCTGTGCCTGATTGGATTTCAGATAAGAGTAAAGTTACATTTATAGATGGTCTTGGTAATGTAACATTAGAAACTCATGATACTAGTACAGGTGGAGTAGAGATTATAGATTCCACAGGTACATCTCCTCTTATCAGATTAGGTTCAAAAAAAGACTTAATATGTAGAGAGGTAGAGAACGAAACTAAAGTATTTGTATTAACTAGATTACAATTAGAATTATTATATAAATTAGAGTTATGAAAGAGTTAAAAGACAGTGAAAGAAACCTGATTAATGAAGGACTTGTAGTAGTAGATTATTCTGCTGAATGGTGTGGTGGTTGTCAAGTAATTAAACCAATCGTTGAAAAATTAGCAACCGAATATGAAGGGAAAGTTAATATTTACGGATGTGATGTTGATGAATGTGCAGAACTTACATCAGAATTTGGTATAAGAAACATTCCAACACTACTATTCTTTAAAGATGGAGTACTTCAGAATCGATTAGTAGGTTCACATCCAGAGAAAACAATTAGAGAAAATCTAGATTTACTAATATCAGAATCAGGAAATGAATAAATTTGTACTTAACACATTAATTTTAGGAGATGATGACCTACATTGTAAGACAGGTGAAGTAACTTTGTCTATGATGAACCTGAGTCATACAAATTTTACTGGACCGGATCTTGATAAATTCGATTTAATTGTTTATCATGGAGAGAAAGGTTGTAAAATTTTAAAGTCCAGAGCATTTAGAACTGGAAAAGTAGGATAAAAATAAAGAGAGGATACCATTCAAATAGGTTCCTCTCAATTTTTTTACATCTCTCCGTCGTATTTTTTATCGTCTTGAAGAGTTGATCTTTTTCTTACTAATAGAGCAATTTCTACAATTAATTCTTTTAAAGACATTCCACCTTCATATGGGAAAGCCTCATCACACCATTGTTTACTAGAATAATCCTCTTCTTCTGGTGTAACTTCATAATCTCTACAAAGTTCTGCTACTCTTTGTTGAACATACTCTTTAGTTAAGATTCTAGATTCTGGAATAAAATATGCACTACTTCCAGTCTGATCTTCATGTCCCAAAGCTAAAATTGCTTCATCTCTAAACCAATCACATTCCATAAATTCTTGTGATTCTGGCCATCTTACTAATACATAGTTTTCATTCATATTCTTTAATTTTTATTACATCTATAAGAGTTTTACCTTCATCAAAGCCTTATTATTGAGAAAAACAAGAAATTATGAAAAGAATAGACTGTTCATTTATGGGAATTAGTGGAGAATGTTTTATCCACATCACCCTAGAATTTGAAAACATCCCAAGAAAAGGGGATAAGGTAGTACTCAGCAGAAACATTGCAGAGTATGTAAGAGAAAATATGACAAATGATGTGGAAAATGCAGAAGAATATGCTGATATTATATCCATGTCATTAGACAAAAACACAGGGACTATGTACTTTTTTGTAGTAGAAGTAATTCATTATCCAAGAATTGATAGAGATGTGGATGATGAAGCGATTACTAGAGTCATACTTAGTAGTAATAGTCTAGATTAAAAAAAATAAAGAGAGGCCTTAATAGGTTTCTCTCTTTTTATTTTCTTCTTAGAGTTCAAGTATTCTCTTAAGTCGTTGTAAACTTCCAGGAATATCATTTTTATCTAAGCGAGATTCATCATTTTTTGCTTTTAATTCATCTCTTTGTTGTATAAATTTATTATAAGCTATTTCAAAAATTTCTAGATCATAATCATGTAGTTGTCCATAAGTTTTTATATTTTCTGGAAGGTATTTATCTTGCCCACCTTTAAAGTTTCTTATTGCATAAGTTGCTTTAAAGAGATCTATATAAGCATTTTTAAGAACATCTACTTCTTCTGGTGTAAACTTATCTATAACATTCATTAACTTATAAGTATCATCACCACACATAGGCAAACTCTCTAAATAATCATCTTCTATATTTACCCACCTGTTTATACTTACAACAAATCCAATAGGTGTTCCAGAATCTAATGTTAATATCTTATTAGGATAGTAACCTTGAGGAGAGTCACATAATCCTAGAACTTGAAAATTTACATCAATAGATCTCATAGTTTTTGCAATTTTCTTAGATTTATCAAATAACTGTAATAACTCTTCAGAAAATACATACTTTCTATAAAGTTCAACTACTAATTCTTTAATTAGTTTTTCTAATCTTGCTAATTTTTTCTTAAGACCTGAGTTATCTAAAAGTTCTTTATAAGTTGATAATAAGATATCTCTCGAAATTAATTTACTTTTGTCTTTATCTAGAATCATGATTTTAATATATTATAAAGTTCTATAAAATTAGTTTTCAAAGCAGTTAGAGTTAAGTTTTTATTTTCCAAAGTTTCTTCTAACTCGAATAACTTATTACATGCTCTTTTAGAAACTACTACATATTCTCTAAGTTTTTCCAAAGCTTCTTTATATAATTCAGGACTTTGATGTTTAAAACTACTCCACTCATTACCTTTAAATAGACTAGGAGCAGAAATCAAATTCCCATCTATTCGTTTTTCAATTCTTATTCCTTTAGAAAAATAATAAAGATTATCCCCCCAATTTAAACAGTTTATATTTTCTTCAGGAAATTCTTTTTTTAATACTCCATCTCCTGTAAAATCAAATACTTGAACACTATTTAAATAATCTTGATACTTCAATGTAAACTCTTTTTCTTCTGGAGTTAAACATTCTAAGATCGCATCAAAAATAAAATCTACTAATTCATTATGTAGTTTTTTACTTTCATCAAACTCTTTAATATACAATTTTTTTACTTCATTAATTATTATTTCTCTCTGACTTCTAGTTAATGCCATAATCGTTTTATTTTTTACATTACTACATTAATAAGGATTTTGCTACTATAAAAGGTCCTAAATCTTAATTATGTAAAACTAAAATTATATTAATATGAAAGATATTGAAAAAAGAATAGCTGAGAATATCCAAGTTCCTGAGGATATGTATTTAGAGGGATTACTTGATATAACTGGATTTTTATTTATTGAGTTAACACAATTTCTAGAAAATGAACATCGGTATATAGGTATTACTAAATCCTATATTCATACTGTTAAGTTAACTATTGAAAGGATAGATCAATCTGTTCGACCTGAAGATATAGAAATTTATGGAAGAATATTATACCTTTATAAACCATTTCTTAAGAAAGAATTCAAAAGACTTAGAAATAAAAAGTTAACTGCAGGAGATTCTGTTATAGTAATTATTAATAAAATCATAGAAATAATAGTCCAAGAGAAGAAACAAGATTTTAGATTTCATAAAGAAGTAAGAACTCTAAGGAAAATTATATCTAAATTTTTTGAAAATATTAGGAACAAAAAGAAAGAAGATCCACTTTATTCTCTAAGTAATGCTATCAAAGAATATAAAGATAGTGGATCTGTTGGAAAATATCCTCTTGATGTATTCTCTTTTATAGATAATCAGTATATAAAAGAAGAATTAAAAGATCCAGGAGAAAGACTAAAAGAAGAAAGTGATAATAAAATAAATGAGATCTCTTTTGATAATTGATTTTCTCAGTTATAGAATAAAAAACTAGATAGAATTTTACCTCTATCTAGTTTAATTTTTATTTTATTTTTTCTTTTCCTCATCTTCGGCTTTTTCTTCCAGGGACTTTTCTTCTCCAAGTTCATACTCCATGGATTCGATATCTATCTTTCGATTTACAAAATCCTTCTTATCCTCATCTTCTATATCCACAGTATAGTAAAGCATGATATCAAACCCAAGATCTTTATACACTGAATTCGTATCTCTTGCTTGAAACATTATGTGATTATATTCTGTTGAGTATGTTCCATATAAATTACTCCTTTTCTTGTAGATTGTTAAGTTTTCAGGAATAGTTACATAATGAAGCATATCAAGAGCTGTATATAAATCTACTCCAGGTTCATCATCTATTTCATCCTTCATCGGAAATCTTAGTTTATACCCTAAGAATGTAGATGCTATTTTCACATCATATACATCATCTTGAGTTTTCCCAAGATCATTTAATTCCTTACTGAAAAATGCAATATTCTCGAAAATATGACCTGTAAGTTTTTTACTTAAACTCTTACGTCCATTTGTATAATCGAATAAGTCCTGCATAAACTCTGAAAAACCATTATACTTAAGTCTTCCATCAGGCCAAAAAACATTATAAGATTCATAATCTCTTTTCGGAATCTCTACTGCTGCTTGAAATACTTTTTCATAAGTACGAGTTTCACCATTTACTTCCTTCGTATAGGTTACTCCCTTTATTTTATAAGAAAGTATATAATATCCAATAAAGAAACGATCAATATTTTCATCCTCCGTACCTATAAATTCTCGATTTAAGGTATCTCCTAATTCATTGAGCGTATCTTTATAATCATTTATTTTTGGATAACCAGATAGATTCCTGTTATAAGCGGTTGTTGGAATTTCGAAAATAAATTCTAATTTCCTTTTTCCAAACCTAGTGTCAGATTGACTTACGTGAATGATGTTCTCGCAATCCAATAATCCGCGCTTAATTATCGATTTATTACCCCATCTATCTTCATCTACTATATTACGAATGCGAATAAGATCTAGGTCCCACGGATTGACCTTTCCCTTTCTATCGCCGAATTGGATAACATTATACATTGCTAGTACTAAGTTATCACTTTCGTCATTTTCTTCGTCGACTTCGTCACTATCATTTTCGAAGGAATTGACAATTTCATTAGATTTCTCTCTTAATATATCTGAAGAAATTCCAAGACCTTCAAGTGCATTATCGACTTGTTTTTTCTGTTTTTCTAATTTTTTTATTTCTTTTTTTGTTTCTCTGGCTAGCAGATAACCACCAAGGGCTAATCCTAAACCAATTAGTATTAATTTTTTAGGTTTCATTTCTTTTTCTTTTAAGTTTGTTTATTTTTCTTTTTATCCCCTTTGTCCACTGCTAATCCCACGAACCATTCCTCCTTTTTTGGGAGGTCTATTATTTCCTCCCCCCTGAGGCTTACTAATAGATCCGTTTTTAGAAAATAATGCACTTCCTACACCTAATAATGTTACTCCTAAAATGCTAAGCATCGCAACTCCTATCATTATCTTAGAACTTTTTTCTGAATACTCAGCTGTTATTGTTTTAGTACTGTTATTATCTTTTAAAAATGTAGTACTTGTTTTCTGTACACCAAGTAACGAACCAATATTTATCATATTTTTATCTTTTTGAATTAATTTTTCTAATTTTCTTTGTTTGAAAGTCTCCAATAAGTGAAGCTCCGAATCCTATTACGTATATAAGAGCTATAATTTGACTACCTACCTTTATACCACGGAGACATACATTAGCTACTGAGTAACTCCCCATCGCTATTTTTTCTCTTTTTTTAATGTCCATTTTTCTTTTAAGTTTTATTGTTAATATTTAAGTTTATAATTCTTTATTTAACGCAGTCAGCTTAATATGCTATTTATAGATGCTGACTCATCTATCTTGTTTAATATCTCTTTATAAGAAGGGAACTGGATGGACCTCCAGAACCCTCCCCTGAGATAACAATAAACAAGAATTATATTTTTGTTCTATTTCTACTTCTTTTTCTTCATCATCTTCTATTTTCATCATTGTGTTTTTCATAACCTAAATAAAGAAAAAGAGTATAGAAGCAATTCAATACCTCTATACTCTAAACTTAAAAGAAGGAAAATTTATTTCTTTTCCTCAGCGGGAATTTCTTCGACTTCTTCAATACCGTCACCAGTGATCTTCTTTTTGACGTCTCCAATCAATTTTTCACAGTAACCGTACTTCTGTTCTAGCTTAACTGCTGCTATTCCGGTTCCAAATCCTACTGCAAGATATAAAAAATTTGTCAATTTCATTTTCTTATCCTCCTTCTTATAAGTTAACATTATTTACTCTTTGGTGGCTGTTTAAACTTCTGTAACCACCGTTCTTGTAACCACCATTGCCTCCATTTGTAGGGGCTGATGTTATTTCCGGCTTTACTTCAGGAATCATATCCGATTCTCCTATACCGGTAACTGTTGTTGCAACTGATTTCTTTCTCTTTAAAAAACCTATAGCTGCATTTCCTATACCCTTGCCAGTGGATATTATTGGTTTGTGGTATTTAACTATTATTCCACCAAGTACCATTCCAACGGCAACTCCTCCGATTGTGTATTTATTTCTACTAAACCAACCAGATTTTTTTTCTTTTTTAGTTTCTTCTTTTTCCATAATTCTTGTTCTTTAGAAAAATAATTTGTTAATATTTTTGTTATCTTATCTTATCTCTTATAAGGCTTTTACCGTTTTCTAAACCATTCGATTTTTAACGGCGAAAAATTAATGATCAAAATTCATTATTTTCTTTGTTTTTGTATAGTTGTATTTGTGTATGAATTTTGATCTTAAAGAATTTATTTTCTCATATATAAGAATTTAACGTCTTTTCAAACCCATCGTTTTTCTACCCTACAAAGAACTTATCTACTCCATGTTTATCTATAACCTTTAATATTATAGTTATAATAAGTTTATCAGTTATAGATCTAGTTTCGAATTCTGCTCTGGAAATATCACTACGATAATCTCTCATTATATCTGCATTCTTGAGGTTATATTTTCCGATGTAATATTCTTTTTTAGAGAGACTTTCAATAGTCATAGGATTATCAACTGTAGTAATATCAAGACCACGTTTATCTAGAAATTTATCATACAATAGATCTGATAATCGTTTAATTCCTATCTTCTTACAAGCTATATCAGGAAGTTTATTATTCTGAACAAACAGTACTCTATCTCTATCAGAACACTTCCAAGTCTTATCTGATAAACTAAGATAATATCCTTGAGCTAACCAATCCCTCTCTTCTATAGATTTCATGGTTGTCTGTAAATCTCCTGCTAATTCTACTACATTTCTAAAAGGCAATGCAATCGGAATTAGGATATCAATAACTCCAGGAAGATGACTAGATAATATTACTTTCATAGTTCAATATCTAAGAAATACTTATAATCATTTCCAATCTTAACAAATAATCCTGAAACTAATTCTGGAAATCTAGTTTGAAGAGTTCTCAAGATACACATATAAGTTTCGGCCGTTTCATTGTAGAGTATTTTCTTTGTACCATCTTCAAAAGCAACGTATAAGTGAGAAACCTTAAAAACATTTCTCGTTGCTTTATCAATCTGGTACATAACGTTTATCTCTACATCTTCGGCCGTTATAGAATCTTTCATAATACTTCTAATATGATATAAATCCTCTCCATATTTTGTAACATCCGGATTTTCTTCTAGTTTGTAAAGTTTATTTCGTCCTCCTGTTGTTACTATGTAAGGAATATGCTCTACTGTACTAACTTCATATTGAACTGACTGAATCCATAATCTCTCTGTAAATTCAAAAGTAAGTTCCGTAATCCTGCTCTGCTTAATAAAAAAGCTATTTATTATATTCTCCATAATTATTTATTTTTTATTCATTTATTAGAGTTTTAAGTGAAAAATAATTGAATATTTTTATATATTTCATTAATTAATTATTCTTTCTTTTTAATAATAATATAACATTTTACTTTCTTTCCATTTTCATAAATACTAGAATTCTTAACTTCAAAATAGTTTTCTAAATCCTTTGCTTTAGGGGCAGCATCGTAATTAATAGACTTATATAAATATTCCAACTTTAATTTTATATCTGCTAAAGTTATTTTATCACCTATCTTAAACTCTGAATATATACTAGATTCTAAGAGTTCTTGACTAAATGTTATTATACCTAAAGATCTCTTTATTTTAGTAACATGATAACCCATTCCCTTTAATCTCTGAGATCCTAATGTAGTATAATAAGATTTGATTTCATCAGAATCAGCAATCTGTCCAAGTACAATCTGAATGGCATCTTGAGATAATCCATATTCACATAATAACTTAAGCTTATCATATATAGTATTTAAACCTGTATATACCTTTAAAAATTCTGATACCTCATGGTTTACTATATCATCCTCACAATATATACCAGTCTCTCTACACCTTAATACCTCAAAATACTTATCTACTCTCTCATTCCCCACATTAGGATCCTTCCTAAGATACTCTATTACATAGTCTTTAGATAATTGATCTTTTACCTTAGATATTATATTCTCTAAATACTCCTCTGTATCCTTGGTATTAAAGAAATAGGACAGTACCTCCCTACATTCATTCTTAATCTTCTTAAATTCTTTACTGCCTCTAACTGGATTCTTTGGAAGAGATTCCAAATCTACTTTATCTATATCCCTAAAGAAATTTATTACATCATCATTATAATAAAACCACTCATTTCCATATTCTTTATACTTATAATCTCTAAACTTATATTGAATTCTCTTTTCTATATCTTCTGAAAGACTGGGAATTTCATATAAAATTTTACAAGTAGGATTATGAAGTTTGTAAGACATAAATCTTCTATCTCTATTATTATCCTCTGTATAACCTATTTTGAGAAGATGAATTAAATTTTCATTCTCATCATAACCTGCACTCTTAATCAAATATATCATAATTAATTATCCTTTCTTTTTAACAATTCATAACCTCTTACTCTCTTCTTTTTTCCATCTACAACCTCAGTAGTCATATACTCTTTTACCTCAAAATAATTAAGAATATCATTTGCTTTTGGTACTGCAGTATAAGAAATACTAGAATATAAGTCTCCTAATTTAACCTTGAGATTAGATAAACTATATTTTTCTCCTGGGTTAAAATTTTGATGAATAGTATTAACTAAAAGTTCAGGACTAAATGTTACTATTCCAAGATATTTTTTAATATTAGTACTATTATAATATAAATTTTTTAATTTTTCCGGTTTTAAAATTGTATAATAAGATTTAACTTCATCGCTATCATTCAACTGTCCCAAAACAATATCAATCTCCACTTCAGATAATCCATATTCGCATAGCATTTTAAGTTTATCATATATTGTTTTTAAATTTTTATATATTCTTAAAAACTCTACAACTTTTTGATTTGATATATCATCAGGAGTCAATTTATTATGAACTGTGCTAAATACAGAACATCTATCTGCATAATCATATTGTTGAATCTGAAAAGCTCTAATCTCATTTACTAATACTAAATTATTAAGTACAGGTATTAAAACTCCTCCTTGATACTCATTCACAGCTACATAATCATCTTTATAATTTTGAGTTTTTGCAAGTGTTTGATATCTTTCTGCTAACGTTAACTTATCTTCATCCAAAGAAGTTGAGTATGATCTTAATAAGCTTTCAGTTTCACGTTTTTTTCTTTCTATCTCTTTATCAAACTCCTCCTGACTAACTTTTCTATAATCACAAATAGAACGATAATAGAAATTGGCTGAATTTTTCCAAGGATTTTCGAAAAGTCTTTGTCTACCTAAGATCTGAGGCAAGTCTTCAGAGATATCAACTGCAAGACTATCTATATTACTATCACTAAATATAAAACTTCTAGCACAAGTAGAGTAAAAATCAGCACCTAAATAAACAGTTCTAGTACAAAAGGTAAACATTTTAGGTTTAACTCCTTTTAATGGCACCTTTCCTATAACAAACTTCTTCCCTAAACGTTTTTGAATTTTTTTAAGATTATCAGGAGTATCACTACATAATATATTACATTGTTCAGAAGTAAGATTATTTTTCTTTATAATAGATGTAATGTGATTAACTGAATTTACATAAAATACAGCTTCATCCGATATTACTCTAGTAGGTATACCATTTCTAAGAACTACTATCTCTTCGAAATCATTATTTAGATAATTTTGAATAATTTCAGATGCTTTTTCACCAACTGTCCTCATTACATATGAATTAAGATCGGGTTTTATAAGTCTAGATGGATCTTCTGTTTCCCAATCTAATTCATAGTAAGGGAGATCCTTAAATTCATCTAACATTTCTAGATATTCGTCCATCATAGGAGTAGCTGATACAAAGTATGCAGTAGGTGATTGTTTAAGATACTCTAGGAAACTTAATTCAGTATCTGATTTAAATCTAGAATCATGTAGAATACTTTGAAACTCATCTATAATAGTATAAAAATATTGAAAACGTTCCAATTTCTCAAGAATTTCTTTAACAATTCTATATGAATCATAGGTTACTAATATTTTACAAGGTAAACCATTAACAGATCTAAATATACAATATTCTTCTATCTCATGATATATTTTCTTATAAATATTTTTATTTTTCTCCTCTGAAGTTTCTATGGTGTCTTTTATTATTGTTTTATCTACTTTGGAAAGATCTTTATCAATATTGACTTCTTTCTCTAACTCATTTACCACTAAATAGACTTCAAATTCATGTTGATCCTTTTTATTTTTAAGTAACATCTTTCTAGGACTACATAGAATAATATTTTCATTACTTCTAATACAGTATTCAGTAAAACCACAACCAGGGAGTTGCTTATTTATTATACACTTCCCTGGAAATTTACTAAAATTAAATTCATTCCATTCTGAAATATATCTAATTCCAGACGGTACTTTAATCTTTTCTTTTTGCATATTATTTAATTTTTTTTAATTTATTATCTAATTAATAATAGATTCTTTTTTAATACAGAATCCAGTTACATAAAATCGAAGACTAAGGATACCTTAACTTCATTAATTAGAGTTTGAAAGGATAAGAAGAGCAAAATAGCAATTTAAATTTATAAATAAACATACATACACTATATATATTATTCTATTAAAAAAAATTGCATAGTAGTGGTTCTTCTATAAGAGCGAACATAGTGAGAGGCTTCGCCTCCCGTTAGGGAAAGGCGTAAAAGCCGTCTCTTATAGGAGGTTCACGATAGATTAAAATTTAAACCTAATATTATATTCATACTTATCGTGAACCTTAAAAAGATATCGTCCATAACGCTCTTTACCTCGTTTGCACTCGGAAGAGCTAGGACTAGATACTTTTTAAGAACCACTATCTTTTCTTTCAATCCTTCTTAAAAAATCCTAATATCTCTTTATTCAATCCTTATTTTATTTTTTCTATTTATACTTCCTATAGGTTTTCTCAATATATTCTCTTGTTCAATCCAGGTTCCTTAGTCCTCAAGAAAATATTTCGAACCCTATAATCCTTATTAATGATCAAGAATTTTTATTGTGTAGTTCTTGATCTCATTATAAAAGAAATATTAATTTATTATAAGAAAAAATTATTATGAGTAAGTATTATTTTTTAGAGACAGTATTAGTTAAAGGAAATTTGAAAGTAAAAGCACTCCCTGGACAAAAATTGAAGGATGGTTCTAATGTATCTACAAGTCTTTATGTACAATGCCCTAAGAAGATAAGAGATGTTTATTCAGAAGGTACTATATTTATCTCAACTTCTCTTAATCTTAGTTCAGGTGGAAAGTTTTATACACAAAAGGGATTTCAAAGATTAACATATAAAGATGAAGAAGCTAAAAAAGAATATAAAACTCTGACTGGAATTGATTTCGTAGATCCCTTAAAGAAATATACGATTCTCGAAACAATTCTTAAAGATGCATCACTAATTTCTCCAAGTTCTACAAAGGATGGATTTTATATGACCCCTGATAATTGGAGAATCTTAGTGAGAAATATAAAAAAACATGTTAATACGATGATTATAGGGCCTACAGGTTCTGGAAAGACAAGTTGTGTAAAAGAAGTTTGTTCTAGAATGGGTATACCTCTTCATGTGTTTGATATGGGTTCTATGATTGATCCTATTTCAAATTTACTTGGAGTTCATCGCTTAGAAGATGGAAAAAGTATATTTGATTATGCTAAGTTCACTAAAGTAATTCAAGAACCGTGTGTAATTCTCTTAGATGAGTTAAATCGTTCTTCTCTTGGGGCTAATAATGTATTGTTTCCTTGTTTAGATGATAGACGGGAATTGAATGTTGAAATAGCTTGTGGGAAAGGAGTTAGAAGTATTAAAATTCATCCAGAGGTAACATTTATTGCAACAGCTAATATAGGTTCTGAATATACTGGAACTAATATGATAGACCGAGCACTTCTTAATCGATTTTTTCCTCTTGAACTTAATATTATACCAGATACAGAAGAAGTAAATGTTTTGGTTAATAGAACGGGAATTGATGAAGAAGTAGCTAGATCAATTGTGAAGATAGCGAATAATATTAGATCACTCTCAAAGAAACAGGAGATCTCAACTTCTATATCAATTCGAGAAACACTAATGATCTCAGAGTTAGTATCAGATGGTTGGAGTGTGAAAAGTGCTATGGAAATGGTATATCTTCCAATCTATGAAGGAACTAATTTGGAAGGAGAAAGAAGTACAGTATATAAAACAATATTATCTTATTAATAGACTATGAGTAAACATTTTTCAACCTCATATAATCCTTGGTGGAAAAGAAAGGATTATGATGATTACTATGATGACGAAGATGATGGTAGATGGGGTAGGAGTATATTTAGAAAATCCTATAAATCATTTGTCGGAAATTCTGGAGAGCTAAGTAGAACTATAAATAGAAGCTCTTGGTATGGAGAAAGTTATTATTCATATTCATCTGTTGGAAAGGAAGAGGATGCACAATTATCTAAGTTAATTGAAAAGGCTTATAGTTCTGTAAAAGATATGATAACTATAATGGATTTTCCTTTCCTGATTAGAGTAAATTTGAATGAGGGTAGTGATGAAAGTAGTTCGTATTCAGATTATTTTTCAGAAGAGAAGAGAGATAATTCCGAAAGAAGAATAGCAGTCCCTTCTAAGATATTTGACTCCACCGAAGATAATGAAACAAAAATAAATGCCTTCTGTGGATTTGGTCTTCATGAGGCTGCACACTTAAGATATACCTACTTAAGAGTTTATTTGAATTTTCTTAGTTTTATAAGTGGAAAATATACTTTTGAAGAAGGAGAGATTATTAAAATTTTCATAAATCTTCTTGAGGATAATAGAGTTGAGGATTTATTACTAACAGAACGACCGGGATTTCAAGATTTTATTGATTGTGCAAAAAGTTATAATTCCAAGACTCTAGAGGAAAAACTTAATATAATGAGGGAGAGGAAGTTAATTCTTTTCTTTAAAACATTAATAGGAATACTTAGATTTCCTGGATTAATAGAAGAGGAGGTTCTTGAGGAGTATTCTGAGGTATACAAAGAAGTTCAAGAAAAGATAACTCCATATCCAGAAAATCTTAAAGATATTTGTAGTGTTTCTGAAAGTATATTTAAGATAATTAAGGAGAAGAAATTATCTGATATAGATCCGGCGGAATTAAAAAAAATATTATTCTTAATTAATGATACTGAATCTATAACTAGTATAATGTATGGAGTTGACTTAGATTCTGGAAGAAAGATAGATAAGTTTAAAGTATCTAGGCTATTATCATCAAAGGATAGTCTAACAATGAAAATCTTAGAGGGAACAGTAGAACGTGGTGATTCTGATAAGGTATTCTTTGAAAAACCAAAAGGGGATAGGAATGATTATTTACGTGATGTGAGAGCAGTTCAAAAATATGTTCCTAGATTAAAAAAGATATTGACAGGAACAGATAAGAACTATGATTTTAATATCCAAGGTTGTAGGTCTGGAATTTTAGATACGACAAAACTTGCAGAAGCGTATCAAGGAGTTCCACAAGTTTACCTAAGACAGGGACATGTTAGAACCAATAAATCAACTATATGTGTTCTTATTGATGAGTCTGGATCTATGGGTGGAAAAAAGGAAATCCTAGCAAGACAGGCTGCAATACTTCTAAATGAAACCTTCGGAAAAAGTTTGGGAGTTGATTTATATATTTATGGACATACTGCAGATATTGGTTCAGTCGGATATATAAATCTGAGTGTGTATCGAGAAGGAAATCATTATAATCCTAAGTTTTCATTATCTAAGAGTTATGCAAAATCCCAAAATCGAGATGGAGATGCAATTCTAGAAGTAGCAAAGAGAGTTAGAAAGTTCACAAAAGAAGATTGTATTATGTTTGTGATATCTGATGGTAGTCCTTGTGCAAATGGGTATGGAGGAATTTCAGCAATAAAAGATACTGCCGCAAAAGTAAAGGAAGCAGAAAAACTTGGATTCGGAATAATTCAGATTAGTATAGATGCTGTATATCGTGTTGAAGATATGTTTGATACTTATATAGATATTGGATATAACTTAGAAGAAATGCCGAAACTGTTAAATGAAATAGTGAAAACTAAAGTAATAAAAACAAAACATACTACAGTAAGTTAAGATGGATTATGAAGATAAGGTAATATATAATACTATAAGTCTAAGAGGTTTAGTTCTTCATACATTTATAGCATTTACTTCGAAACTTCCTATAGATAATTTATCAAACTTTGTAATTTCTTATTATATCCCAGAAGTAGTTGATTTTATTAATAACTCTGGAATAAAAAGAGGAACTATGACTGTTGATAAGTTTAAAGATTTATATGGAATTAAGATCGATTATATAAGTATCTTCACTTTTAGAGATATACTTAGATTTCAACTTCAGGAAACTCGTACTCGGCTTGATCTGATCTATTATTTAGTTAAGATTCAAAAGAATATAGAAGCTGACTTAAGTAGATTTAATTTAGCTGATGAACTATATATTTATTTGTATAGTCGTTTTCAGAGAGCTTTAAAGCCTTATACATGAGAGAAAATAAATAATGTAAAACAATACTCCTTAAGCAATAATAAAAAGCTTAAGGAGTTTAAATTTTTAAGAATATGAAAATAAGTAAATTAAAACATGATTCTTATAGAGTAGAAATTAATTTTGGAATTGGAACACAGAAAGAAATGACGAGGTGGTTTACTACTAAGTTTGTAAAGAATCATAAAATGGAAATTCCGGTAAAGAAAAATTCAAGAGCAGAAGAACTTATAGAAACAATAAGTTCAACATCCGGAACATCTACTTATAGAATTATTAATAAAACAACAGGATTCGATCAAGTAGTAGTAATAGTAAACATTGACTCTAGAAGAAATAGACCTTTTATTGCCAAAAAGGATTATAAAAGTTTGGTTAAGAATATCAAAACTACATTTTATCACGAAACAAGACATGCCGTAGATCAGATAGTTAAGTTAAGAAATCTGAGTTATGAAGATTTTGAAAATACAGCTATGTTACAGGCTTGGATAAATGTAGAATTCGAAGAAACTTTAATGGATTATATTACAGAAGGTGAATTAGAAGAGGTTATTTCGGAGAGTGTGAAAAAGAGATAGGAAATAAAATCCTATCTCTTATTTTTCTTTTACTTTAAACGTTCCTTTAAGTCAATATGCAAAAGCTGTTTATGTTAATCTCATTGTTACTTGGAGTGGAGATCCAAGTAGACCTTATGGAGCACACTTTACTTTAACTAGTAATGGATTTGTACACGGTTTTCAAGAAATATCTAGTTCCGGTGTTCTTCCAGGAGATACAGAAACTTTCTCAATACGAATAATAAATGATTATAATGTTTTTTCGTGGAGTTCTTCTGGTGTTTGGTATGCATATCACGATGATCTAAAACAAATACAATCTACAATTAGTCCTAGTTCTGGAAATTTTAGCGCTAATAATGACATATACATAACTTTTAATACATAAAATTAAAGATAAAAATAATTTTTAATTGTTCTCTGGAGGTGTTGGAAGACGAATATCTATATAAAAAACTTGTTCAGACTCTGAAAGAGTTATATTACTAGGAGTACATACTCCCAATTGACTATATAGACTTCCAGCCGAGTATAAAAATTCAAGATAATTTGATCCAAAAAATTCTGAATCTATTTTTTGAATTTTAGTATCCGTATATGCACTTCCCATTCCAGATCCTTCAAATTCAAAAGAAGGTATTCCAACTTTTCTTAAAGTTAACATCCAATTAATTTGTCTTCCATTACTAGAAGAAGGTATATTTATTTTAAATGTCCAGTATTTAATTCTTTCACCCTCTTGTTTTAAAGGAACGTTTATTTCCGATCAATTCCTTATTAATGTATAAAAATAAAATAAA